ATGGCAGGCAAGAAAACCCCAAAGGAATTGCTGGCAGATGCAAATGCCCGTCTGAAGGCGGCAAAGGCAGGCGTATCGATCAATGCTGTCGGCGGGTCACTTTACCTGCGATCGACTTTGCCTCCGCGTCCCGGCTCTGAAAAGACCCAGGATTACCAGCAACGGATACCCCTAGGAGTTTACTTTAACCCGCCCGGCGTGGTTCGGGCTGAGGCTGATGCCATGCGCCTTAGCTCCGACAAAGCGATGGGTCGATTCTCTTGGGGGGACTGGGTTACTTCGACTCAGGTGTCTACGGGTAAAACTGTGGCCGACTGGATCGTTGAAATGGAGCGTCAATATTTTGCCAGGCGCAAGCGTGGGCCAAAGAGTGAAACAACTTGGGATAAGGATTATTTAATACCCTACCGCCGACTGCCCCCACATCGGGCATTGACTGCGGAGTTGTTGATTCAGACGGTCGAAACCTATGAGCCCGACAGTCGCAGCCGCCAACGAGCCTGTAGCGCCTATGGTCGCCTAGCTGAAGTGGCAGGCATCGAAGTCAACCTGGTTAGGTATCGGGGCCGCTACAGTCCGGCTGCGGTCAATCCTAGGGATTTGCCAACCGATGAGAAAATTGTAGCTGCGATTGAGTCGGTAGAGCCGGGCCCATGGCGCGACCTGATAGCGCTGATGGCTACCTATGGACTGCGCGACCATGAGGTTTTCTACGTTGATCTGAAGGCGTTGAGAGAGCCCCCAGGGGTTTGCATCGTGACAGACGGCAAAACAGGGTGGCGCGAAGTGTGGCCATACCTGCCTGAATGGTGGGAAAGGTTCGATCTAAAATCAGCCAAAGTACCAGCACTGACGGCTAAACGCAATTCAGATTATGGGCTGCGAGTGTCCCAATGGTTTAAGCGTCGTCAAATGCCGTTCTTACCCTACGACCTTCGCCATGCTTGGGCGGGCAGAACTGCGGTAATGGGTCTTGACCCTGCGATCGCGGCAAAGATGATGGGCCATGATCTCTCCGTCCACACTCGCGTCTACCATCAGTTTCTGAATCGGACATCTATGCAAGCGGCATGGGAGCGAAGTCTGAGAAGACCCTAAGCCTGATAAACCTTTCTCTTTTCAGGTGGAGTCTGATAAACCTGCCGCACAGCACCGACTCTAAAAGCATAGGTTGGCCGAGTGCCCTGGCTAGTGTTGATGTAGTCCCGGCCATATTTGAAGTACCCAGCCCTGCGATCGCCATCAATCTTCCGAACGCTGAAAGCTGAGCCCAGGGCTGTGACCAAATCTTCTACAGGTACCCAGGGCTCGTTGCGGGTGCTAACTTCCTGATTGACTAGCGCCGTGATCGCGCTTACCAGTTCTTGTTGGGCAGCCATAGCCTCGACAAGTAAAGCCTGAGTAGATTCCATAATGTGTATCTTATTGCGCTGTATCGCCGTGATTCTCTCTCGGTATAACACGAAACACCACGCCATGTCACGCGATACGGCCACATCATGCCGCGATCGATACAATGCCCGCGCGATCGCACTGTCTGGGCCGCGATGGAGGATGCCGATCGAAAAGCCGCCGCCTATGCTCTCTGCTGCATGGGCGGCGGGGGATGCAGAGGGGCGGCGGCAAGCCTATGCTTACTTGGTCAGGAAGGTACTCATTGAAGGGTTGGAGGTGGAGTTGGGGCAGTAGGTGACGGTGATAAGCACTACTCCCCCCGACACAACCTTTTCGCCGTGCCGTCAGTAACAATCAAACACTCGTCAATATAGCAGTCAGCCATTAAGTACTGTGCCAGATCTTTTGCCTTGCTTTCTGCAAACTCATCAATCACAAGTAATTCAGCGTAAATGGTTGAGTCACAGCCAACATTCTCAACCCTGAAAACAGGCTTAACGAAAACTTCTACTGGGCTAGTGATATTAAACCGCCATGTCGAAACCTTTCGGGTTAAGTACGGAATATCAAATTCAACCAACCCTTTCTCCAGAACTGTTTTCATAAGAACCGTGGATACATTCATTTTCCATCTCCTTTAAGGCTTGAATTATGGAGGGTGAACTCATGGGCTCCATAGCGGCTAGGGTCTGGGAACGTGCGATCAGCAATCATCTGCCGAATCAGTGCCACCTCTTCCTCTGCGATCAGCGTGTAGGGCTTGCGGCCCAGCTCAAGGGCTAGGCGCGCTGCCTCTGCCTGCACCGCCAAGATTTCCCCCAATGCCCATTCCCTAGCCGCCAGAGTTAAACACCCCTTCTGCCCATTGGTTTTATGGTGCCTGAAGGAGTCATCCCACCGCAGCCGCCAATAAATTTCGCTGAGCCGCTGGAACGGGGCCAGATGCGACCATGCCTCCTGCCCTACCACGGTTGCCAGTGCTTTGTCAGGTCTAGGGCGCTTTTGATCGCCAGTTGTAACCAGTGGGCAGCCAATGCAACCGGTGCGAGCGCTTAGGGGTTCCTCAATACCATCGTCGGTGATGTCTACCCCATAGGTTTGGATCACCCCGTCGATTGGGTAGCCGTGCTCAAAGCAAGCCTCAATAATCCAATCCCAGACCTGGCAAACGCGCCAATGCAGGATGGGGGAAAGCTTAGCCCCGTGCGCTGTGTTATGGAACCACCCCTGCCCACATTCGCCATCGTCGGTACTGCATGAAGCCAGGATCAGGCTGTCTCTAGCGGCACTCTCGCCCTTGCGAATGCCGTCAATGCCGAGAAAATCTTCGCCGTACTCAACCGCAATTGACTGATAAATCTGGTCAATCTTGGCGGTCTTCATTCGGGTAGTGCACCAGCGAAATTTGTTGTGCGGGGGTGGATAGCCACGCCCTAGCATGGTCACAAAAAACCGCTCAACTTTTTTGGGCTTTGTCTCTAACGCTGGCACACTGCGCCTGATTTGCCAGCCCCGACCTTGCAAGTAGGCCATGAGCCGGTGAGCTGAGTCCTCCAAGCTGGGCAGTTCCATCAGCGTGTCAGAGTAAACCAAGATCAAATTCTCGGGGCGCTGCACCAGCCCTTTGCTGATGGCCCAGTCCATAAACGTCACAGTGGCTGTGCTGTCTTTGCCTCCACTAAAGCCCACCACCCATGTGCTGCGATCGCTGCCGTAAGCTTGCAGGGATTGGACGGTAAGCTGCTGAGCCTCGGCTAATGTGCCCAGCATTTTTTTGCCTTCTTTGGTGTGCTTAAAGATGTTGAGCTGTTTATGTTTTTTCTTATTCACAACACCACCCCCACAGCCAGCCCGATCGCAGCCCCGATACCCAAGCACCCCACTGCCGTCAGCGCGATCGCACGTCTAGCCCATTGCCGTTCGATCTTGGCCAGTTCCCTAGCCCGCAGCAGCCGCGCCTCGTAGTCAACGTGCGATCGTTCTGCCGTCTGCTTCGACTCGTAGCACTGCGCCAAGATCGCAGCCTGCGTGTTGGCCCATTCCTCGCTCGCACCGCATTGCAGAAGCTGTCGGCGGTACAGGTCGCAGTTGAGTTTGTAATGCGGGTCTAGGGTGGTCATGCCGCCACCTCAGAGTAGTCAACGTTCACGTACTGGGCCAAGATTTGCTTGTGCCTAACCCATGAGGGGTGGCGCTCATAGGAAAACCCGGTGGGCTTTCGCTGTGTGACCATCACCTCTAGGCTTCGAGGCGATCGACCTACTACTTGGAATCGAGTTGAAAGCCTGTGCGCAATCTCGACTAATGCCAAAAAACTATGCCAGCCAAGTGGTTCTGTGGAGTAAACTGCGCCGCGTTCAATGTCACATAGTTTTTTCTTGATGTGAGTGCATTGAGCCAGCCTAAGTTCTAGGCTGCTTGATTCGTCTAAGTTCAAAAATGAGGGCACTTCGGAGCCGCCTGGATTGTGAGCAAACACAAGTTTTGTGTAGCCCTTAAATGAACCATCAATGACGACCGAAACCTCTGCTTTTTGACAACACATCGCTAGCAAGGTGAGCTGTGGTGCGTCAAACGTAGCCATGGCCCCGTACACCGTCACGGCAACAGCGAACGGACTATCCCAACGAATCTTTGGGCTTAAAACATAATCATCAGTGTGATAAATACCTTGGTATACTTGGCCCAAAATATTCATCACCTTGATGCCTAGCTTGCTAGCTTTGGGCGAGCTTTCACGGCCCAACATCCAATCAGCACCAGCATACTTAGTGGCAACCATTTCAGTTTCAGCCATTAGTAGCAATCCTCTTCGGAATAATTTTCAAGCCTAAGAAAGCTCAGTGCGGCCTCGGGCGGGATCTCGTCGTACTCAATGCCAATGGGGTCAATTCGCTTACACACGGTGTCCCCGACCACAGCCACGTTCTCTGATGCACCAATGCCTAGGGCAGTCCAAAAGCACCATCGGCTATCGTCGTAGCAATCATCTTCGGCCAGGAAAGATAACCAGTTTCTTATTGCCATCCGTATCATGCCGCCACCTGCTGTTGTGCTTTCTTCGCGCCCTTGACCTGCGACGGCTGCATCACGGCGAGGTACGATCGCCCTTCGTCGGTGATGTGGTACACCCCAGCCCTGCCCGGCTCACGCGTCACCAGATCGCCTAGGGCCATAATTTCGGGGGCATAGAACCGATGGCACTTATTCACAACGTCATACATTGATAGCCCGTGCTCAGCCTCGGCCAATTCGTTCAAAATCTCCAACCGTCGCTTCCCTGTCATTGCTCTGGGCATGGTCTTATCCCTAAGTAAAAGTGATGAGTGAATGAAAAAAATCAAAAGGGTGGGATCGCTTCGGGGTTATCTACGATGAACCACTTAGGATGCAGGTTGTACTGGTCAAACCATCGATCGACTACTATCCGAACCTCTTCCTCCAAGGTTTTTAGTTGCGCTGCCGTGGGCTCAAAACTTGCGCATTCTAAGCCCCACTCGTCTTCAAGGGTCTCAAGTGCTGATTCGATCAAATCCGCAGCAAATACGCCGTCGGACAATGGGCTAGGTTCTCGACGTTGGCCTACCCAAAACCCTTCGTAGCCTGCTGCATTGCCTTCAGCGATCGCGTCCTCTTTGGTGGCAAATTCACCGTAATATTCATCGTGTTCAAACTGCGATATTGCCCAAGTGCTCATGGTCTTAATCCCTAAATAAAAGTAAATTGCTCTACTCGTTCCATTGCAGGCACCGGCACGGCCCGATCGCCGTACAGTCTGCGCCCGCCAATCTCCCACACACCCTCAAGGCGATGCACCGCCGTCTTGCCTGGCCCTTTGTTCATCGTCGCCAAGGTGCCAAGGTGGGTAAACGACACCTCGCGCCCGTACCGCTGCCCTATACGCTCCATCGCGGCGACGATCGGGTATTCCGTGCCCGATACAGCACCCGCAGCAAATTCGCCCCAATAATTGAAGCAAACGATCCTCGCTACGCAGGGGTTCGCCATCAATCGCTCAACGCAATCCAGCGCGATCGACAAGTGCCCATCGGCGTGGGCATAGGCGTCTGTGGTGCCCGAGCAGTAGGGCGGATCGACGATCGCGATCGCGCTTTCCACCCACGGCGGTACGTCGCAGGCCTTGGCGTAGTCGTCGAACACCGTCAGCGCTGCCGGGGATTGGGGCCATGTGAATTGCCACCCCTTGCGGAAGCTGCGCAGCTTGTCTTGCGATAGCCCCACGTTGAGCTGGCCCTGGCCGTTGAGCCGAATCACACCGCCAAAGGTGAGGCGGCGCAGCACGATCGACACGGCGGCAATGTGGGCAATGCTGCGATTGACATCGGGAGTAGCTACATACCAAGCGGATAGTTTGGCTAAATCTGCAAAGCTAGTTTCAGGGTCAGCCAGAATCCACTGCCGCCACTGCCACAATAATTCCTTCGTTTCTTGCCTAAGGTCAGCATCACCCCAGCACTCCCACACCGATCGCACCAATGGGTCTGCATCAGCGGCGATCACGGGGAGGGCATTATCGATGCGGGCGACGTAGGCCTCCTGCTCACCGCTGCCAGCAAAAGGTGCGATCCAGGCATCGTAGTCGCCGCCATCATGCACCGGGTAGCGATCGGGGTTCTTGGCCCCAGGGTAGGGCGATAGAAGGCGAGGGCGGTTAGTCATTCTGCAACCTCTAGTAGTGCTTGCTCGTCATCGCTCAGCCCACCGAACCCCACGATCGCGATCCGCTTCTCCAGATAAGCATCTTGGTAGTCGGTGTCGCTCACCATCAGCGGGTCGATCGCACCCTCGACCGCATGTAATTGCCCAATCACCTGCACCGTGTCGTCGCTCACCTGCTGCGGCCCCATCACAAGGGTGTCGGCTACGCCGTCTAGGGCATGAGCCAGTCGGTTCACTGCGATCAAGGCATTGGCCAGTGCGGTGCGATCGTGCTCGGCCTCGGCGGCAAAGAATACGGTAACGCCGCGGCCGGGGCGATCGGGCTTGGTGATGTGTAGTGTGTAGATGGTCATGGCTAGAGCCCTGCTTCATCTAGTCGGGATGTCAACAAACTGACTTGCACCTTGAGCTGAGAAATTTGCAGCTCTTGCTCTCGGCAAATCTGAACTAACTCATAGTCAGCCCATGAAACTACCACGCCATCGGGGATATCGTGCTCAGGGTTGTATTTGTTCTCTAATCTTTCAAAATCATCCATAACTATTCCTCAATAACTTATCCGTATCGTATCACGCACGTACCGCGTTATTCTGCCCTCGATACAGAAGCTTCAAAAAAAGGGACGATCGCAGGCGGGGCAGCACCTAGCAAAAAATCCATGGTGATGATCTGCACGCGGGGCATCCAGAATTTTTGCTTACTAGCGCTGCCGTCTGCCTTGGTGCGATCGTACTGAGCCCAGCCCCATAGCTCTAGGGTGTGGGTAGGGTTGGCGAGAACCTGCCGGCAGCGGTTGATGTGATCGTAGTCGCACATCTTGCGAATATGCGGTTGCCAGTCTTTGCCGCAGGCCTGCACCCATCTGTTGCGCGGCGGGGATACCTCCAGCACGATCGCATCGACAATGCCTAGGATGTCACCGCTGCGGCCCGTGGCGGCGTTGTAGGTCTCACTGGCGGGAAACACTGTTTCAATCTTGGCGCGACGGTTCAGGGCGCGGATACATGCGATCGTGAGGGCGCGGGTGTAGCTCTGGGTGCTGCGGCATTTGATCGCGCCGGGTTTGAAACCATAGTCTTTGCTCAGTTCGTCGATGTGCTGCTGCCCTGCGATCAGTTCGTCGCGGGTGAAGGGCTTGAGCTTTGTGGTGGGTGGGTCAATGAGGCCAATTAGGTGGGTCATTAAGCTGCTTCTCTCATGGCGTCAAAAATACTTATTTGCTGTGCTTCAACTTGTTTTCTTTCCGTAACCGCGATGCAGCTAATCGGCACGACCTCATCGCCCGCCGCGCCAAACCGAATCTTTACCCACGGCCCGTCTACCTGCACTAGATCGCCCGTGCGGTAGTGCTGCGACTTCTTCATCGCCGCCTTCACCGCCTCCAACCGATCGCGCTGGCCCTGCTCCATGCACTCGGTGAATCGCGCCTGGAGCCAGTTGACGTAGGTACTGAACCGCAACTCAACGCGATCGCCCTTTTGGGGATACCATGCCAATTCCTCCACCCGCGCCGGTTCGTCTACGCCCTCTAGCGATAGCCATAGGTTGCCGTAGCGATCGTGCGTGGAAAAGGTCACGGTGTACGGGCGAGGGTGGAAGTCGGCGCGGTAGCACACGCGATCGCCCAGAGTCGGTAGGTGGGGGGAGTTGGGGAAGAACATTACCAACTCCCCGGCGCTATCCACTTCGCCAATGCTTCAAGTGCATCTGCGATTTGCCAACGATATTTGTCTGGCAATAACCAAGGCATTAGCCCTAAGGGGTCGGTGGCCCAGCGTTGATCTTTAAGTCTGCGCTCTGCGTCGGCAATGGCGTCTTCATGCGATTCATACGAGGGCAGTCCGTTAAGGGTGCGCATCCTGTTCAAGATGGCAAGAGTGGATGAGGCTTTAGGAATACTCACGCCGTCACCTCCCCGATCGCGCCTTGGGTCTGCCCCGCCGCCTCACGCTGCAATCGCTCTGCCTTGGCTTTGAGCCAGGTATATCGGCCATCACTCTCCCAGCCGTTCATCACCTGCGATCGCCTGCTCGCTGAGGTCTTCGACTTCGCATGCTGCAACTGATCAAAGGTGGTCGCCTCGATCAATCGCTGCTCGAACTCCTGCCACCAATCGGGCTTCCCTGGGGTAATCCACGCATGGGTCACAGCGCCGGTGGCATCGCGGCATCCCTGGTCTGGTGGTGCAGGGCGGTTCAGTACCGGTTCAGCACCTTGGTCCTGCACGGAGCGCGATCGATCGACTGCTACTAAGGACTCTTGGCCCCCATTTGTTAGGGTTTCAGCCGTTGATTCAGGGCGTGCAGGAGGTACGGCACCTAAATAGTCACGATTCAATTCTTCTTTTTGTTGATCGCCTTCATTTTCTTTGTTTGAAAATTCCTCGGCTTTTTGGTCTTGTACGTCCTGCACGCCCTGGACAGCCGCCTCAAGTTGCGCCAATTGCTCTGGCAATGTCCGTGCGTCGTAGGGGTATAGGTGACCATACTGGGTGGCCCAGGCCCTGAACAACTCAACGCCACCTTCGCCCAGCTTGGAAACGATGCACTCAGGAATGCCGCTATTGCTCTCAAAAAGCCCGTGACGGATATTGATCCACACCCATTCGATCGGCACCATCTCACCTCCGATGTGGCGACGATCGACTATGTTCTGGGTCAATATGCTTTTCATCTCAGCTTTCCAATTGTTCAGAGCATGAGCCCTGACGTTGGCCGCTGCGCAGTAGGCCTTGTAGCAGCTGTAGAGCCAACCCACCTGCACTGGCTGCCGTGGCCCGTGAATGTCGGCGGGTTCTAAGCATTCGTTGGCAAAAGCCCACACGCTACTGGTGCTGGCGGCAATGTCGTTGAAATATTGAGCGGCACGTTCGTTGTAGCGTTTGGGGTTTTTCAGGATTTTGTCGCGCAGTTCCCTATCCATCGACAGCGCCCAGGACACCACATCGGGCACCGACTCCATGAGTTCGTTCTCGAATTGCTCCGATCGCTGCTCATTTGGGATTGGCTGCGTAAGCACTGGCACCACTCGGCGCTCGAATCCACCGCTTGAACTCGAAGCCATCAGCAGCCCTTTGGCGCTGGCCACGATGTAACGGGTGTAGTTCACCTCGTTGTCGGCTTTACTGCTGTGCAGGTTGCGGGCGGCTACAGGGCTGCATTCAACCGAGTCGTAGAATGTGGCCAATCCACTATCTATAAATTCGTTAATGTCTGAGATAGCAACAACCCGGCGACCACTAATGAATTGGCGCACCTTGTCGGGGTCTTTGAAAATGGAAAAGCTGTTGGCCGCTTGCGTTGACTCACTGCTGAAAATGCTTTGAATCAAGCGAATAAATAAGCCTTTGCCTGAACCGCTCGACCCTTGCAAATGCAAAAACCGGTGGGGCGCGGTCATGTCTAGCATTAGCGCAATGCAGGCGCGGATGTAGTTATAGTCGCCATCGAAACTCGATTCGATGTAGCGGCGCATCGGCTCAGGGCATTCGGCCCCTTCGATGTAGTTGTGGGGCACTGAGGCCGTTAGCAGGTTGCCGGGGTCGTGGGGGCTCAGCTTGCCGGTCTTGGTCGATACGGTGCCGTTTTGGAATGCGAGCAGATCGCGGTTAAAAGTGGTGTCAGTTTTTTTGTAGAGCTTGCCCGCCGCCCATGCCATGGCGTTATTGACGTTCTTGATATGGGCCAAGGTGCCTTTGCGCTTGCCTTTGCCGTCCACCCAGTAGGCTTTCTCAGCTTCTTGGATGATCGAATGCCTAATTTCGTCATCGTCAATCCGTCTCCAATAGCCCAAGCTGGGGTCGTATTCCCTGAAGTGCGACTTCAGCACCTGCACCTGCTTTTGCTCAAAGCACAGGCGAAACAACTCAACTTCTGCTGTGCTGCCTGCCTGGCATGCGTAGCTTTTGGCGGCGATATCTTCCTGTTGCTGGTCTTTCTCAAACTCGGCGATCTTTTGATCGACGCTGACCTTGGCCATCGTCTCAATCTTGGCCAGCCTATGTTTGGGCAAGCCCTTTGCTTTACGAGTGATGGATTCCAGAATCCCTTCAAGCCCTGCGTCGCTGACTTTCCAACGGTTTGACGTGAATGCTGCTTCTGGCATAGCTAAACCAACCCATATTGTTTGCGGTGAGCATCGACCTTGGCCTGCATAACCTTCACCCAAGCATTGGCCTGGTTGAGCTTGTGCACCGACTCGTAGGCGGCCTTGATTGAGTCGGCATAGTTCTGTTCATGACTTTTGCCGCCGAACATTCCGGCGAGGTCAAACCCATTAACCTTGTCTAGCCATGCTTCTAAAAATTCGCTGGGGCTCATGGCACTCTTCAACACCTGACGGTATGCAGCGACCTTTGAAACATCAGTGCGATCGCCGTGGATCTTGAAAAATTCACAGGCCCCACCCGTTGGGTAATCGGGCATCGTAGGGAATAGTGCGATCGATCCTTGAGTCCAGATTGCGGCACTGATCAATGCGGTCATGACAGTGTGTTTCCTCCACCCGTCAGAGTCAAAAACGATTGTCATTTTGCAGTCGCGAGGCACTGAGTAAGGGATAGAATCAACGCCGACAAATGCCGCAGTGGTCACTCCTAACAGTGTCGGCATTGCCGCATCTTTCCAGCCCTCGGTGCCGACTTCACAATCGCTCAGCCTGACATTGGGGCGAACCCATGCGGCGGTGGCGGTGCCCCATGGGCCGAGGTACTTTTTGGTTTGGCCGTTTTCGTCTACAGGTTTGTCGAGGCGTATTTGGCCGTAGCCTTGAGAGAACGGAAAGTAAAGCCCTGAGTGATTGCCAAGCTTCATCAGCTTTGATTCGGAGGGAGAGAGGGATCTAACGCCCCATCCCTCACAGATGGCAATTTGCTCTGGCGTAAAGCCTTCATCAAGTAAATGGTTGTAATGGGCATCGGCGAGCTTGGTTGTGGATGCAACTGCGGTGAACGTAGCAACCATGAGTCAAAATCCTGTAGCGCTAAGGTTTACTGTTTACTGAAAAATGAAAAGGCGGTGAGAGGCACGGGTCAGCGCCACGTAGAACAGTTGGTTTCGTTCGTAAACGGTGCCGCCGTTGTGCAGTCGGTTGCGGGCTTTGCACCGCTTCAGGTTCTGCACATCAACGAACACGTACTTAAACGTGCTGCCCTGGCTGCGGTGGGCCGTGAGGGCATAGCTGTAGGCGATCTGGGCAAAGAGGCGCTTCAGTGCCCAATACTTGCTCCAGTCTTTGGCCTTATGGCGGGCAGCCAGTTCAGCCTGATACTTGGCAGAGTTCTTGGGCACAGGCACCGTCTCACCCGTATCAAGCCTGAGGTAGTAGCATTCCCATCCCGATACACTACCCTCAAACAAACCCGTGACGGTGGCTTCATCCGAAGTATTCATAATTGGTTGACCACTGCCACCCGGCATGTAAGGCGCTAAGGCGATGATGCGCTCGCCCACCACCCATGGCTCGCGGTAGCCCAGGGCATTGCGCACCGCCACGTTGAGCATGTTTACTCTGGCGTTGGTGTAGGCCAGAATGCGGCAGGTGTCTGGATCGTCAAGGTACGCCTGCGAGGTGAATGCCGCCGCGATCGTGCCCATCCACTCCTTTTCGGTGCTGACGTAAATGCCCTTATTTCCCTCTCCCACCTCGTGGATGATCTCAGGGTAGGCAGGTGCGTCTAGAGTTTGTCGCACCTGGTCAGCGAGCACTGCGATCGGGCCGTCGTACCGCTGCACTTGGGTAAGCTCGGCACTGGGGCAGGGGTGACGGAATGCCATTGACTCCGCTTCACCTACGGGGGGCAGCTGCGCGGCATCGCCCATCAACACGAACCGAGAACCGAACAACCCGCCATCGTGGATCGCGTCTAGCAGGAACTCCCATAGGTTCTCGCTGATCGTGCTGACCTCGTCGATGATGATGATGCGATAGTCCTGATAGTGCTGGTAGGCGTCGAGGTCGCGCTCGAACACCTCCTCGCCTGCAACTTCCTTGCCACGTACACCGAACAACTGAGCGCAGGTGAAAGCGGGGATGCCCGTTAAACCCCACTTCGCCATCATGCGCTCCTGCACCTTCTTTGCCTTGTTGAAAGGCGCTGAAACTGCAAGCTTTGGGGGAATGGGCATCGCCCTGAGGTGGCGGACAAAGGCTTGAATCGTGGTGGTCTTGCCCGTGCCAGCGTAACCGGTGAGCCTGAATAATGGGTCTTCGCTGTAGTACCAATCGCCTAGGGCCTGTAGGGCGGCGCGCTGCTCGTCGCTGGGGGTGAAATCGGCGGGGAATGTAAAGCCGCGGTCAATGCCGGGGCTGGCTAGCGACCCTGTCTCTACTGGTAGCACCTGGTTGACGTGGTGCCAAAGCGCGATCGTTTCCTTGGGAAACTCCTTGGGCTCGTCAGTCACAGGTGCTACCTCATTAGCATCAATCCACGACTCAACCTGATCGCGGTGCTTGCAGAACCCATTGCCAAAGGTGTCGCATTCGCAATTCAGCCGCAGCCCGTGGCGGGTCACGGTGTACTCACTGCGCTTCGTCAGGTTGCGCACCGTCCAGCGATCGCGCCCCTGCACCTCCACCTGTAGCCGGTCTTGGTATTCGGCTTTGATGGGGTAGGTGATGCCCAGCTTCTTTAGCTTGGCGCGGTGGGGGTGTAGCTCGATCATGGCCTGGATCTCTTCATTAGAATTAATCCGCCCGATTTGTTCCTCGCCCCACGGATGCCAGTCGATCCAACCCTGGGTGATCGCGGTGTTCAATGCAACCACGATACGGTTGTGCTGATCGTCTACCGTTGTTTGGGCGATATGTGTATAATCTTTTGTAAGCATTATTTTGCTTGGCATCGTTTCCTGAGTTTCTGAGTAAGCGTTGTGCCTGATGACTATTCCTGACTGAATAAATGGGGCGGACTTATCCACCGCCCCATTTTTGTGTTTACCCTTTGATTACCAGTCGCCCGCAGCAACTAGCGACTGTTGCTCAGCAACGGGCTCAACAGCCACCGCCTGCGCTACTGATTCGCCTTCCCATGCTGTTACCGTCACAGGGCCACCATCAGTGGGGATGACGCCCTGCACCTTCAGGTTGGTATGGTCGATCGCGCCGATGTGCTCGGCGGGGATAATCAGGGGAACGCTGCCTTTCTCGGTCATGAACAGGGCCGTCGCGCTGCCGTCTGTGTTCAGGTTCAGCGTGGCAGCATCGATGAAGCCTGCGCCGTTGTAGGCCACGTCGCCATTGGGCAGCGTGTCAGAGTCAGCAGCACCCATGCCTCGGTTAGGAGCAGGGAATGCCTCAAACTCTAAGAACAGGTCGCGAATGACTTGGCCTAGTTCACTGGTCTTAGGGATCATGTAATCTGACCAGCGGCCACCCGTCACCTGCACCTTGCGATCGTTCTGATCCAGCGTGGCCGTCTTGCCAGTTTTGTCGGCCCCATTCACAGGCTGATGGCGGGCAACAATACAGGTGAATGCTGATTTATCGGCATCCTTGGGGATGTGATAACCAACGGTCATTGGCATGGCGATGTACGCCGCAGCGCTTTTGCTGAATGCAGCGCCTGAGGCTTTCTTCCCAGCAACCCGTGAAGCTTCGCGGTAAGCTGCCCCTAACTCTTTTTGAAACGCCTGCACTTCACTGTTCAGCGACACCCGGAACGCACCCTTGGCCGTCAGCTGCAACGGGCGATCGTGCAAAGGTTGGCCATCTTCGCCCAGAAACATCAGCAAAAACCGCTTAACTTGGCGATAGGGGCAGTCTTTGTCGTCTTTACTATCCTCAAACAACTGCCCCCACTTGGTACGGCTATTGCTCTCCCAGGCCACGCCGAGAAAACGCCAGCGATCGTTAACCTTCTCTTGCACCTCAATTTGGCTAGAGTGCAGCACAACCAAGTTGATCTTTTGGGCAACCCAGCCATGCTCGATCGTTGCAGTTGACTGAGGGTGAATGGGGATGTCCTCGCCCTCGGTCCAGTTAACGTCGGGACGAAAGCCTACCGCTTGGGCATTGTCGGCGCTGATCGCAATCCCGAACCCTAAAGGATTTTTGTCTAGTAGCTTGGCATTCTTGCCGCCAGCGTTGATGATCTGAACGTAGGGTAATGAACCCGACTCTTCTAGATCGTCCTGAAACTGGTCAAAGAGATCGTCGTCTTGAACTGCCAAAGAACCGAAGTTAAACATTAGAGAATTTCCAAACGAAGTGTACTACCTAGCTTTTTGAGTGGGTTCCAGGTCTGCCCACTATATCGATCGCGGAACACTATGGGCGCAAAATTACGCCGCGCTAGTCTGCGAAGAAATACACTGCTTTTTGAATTGTCGTGTCCAGTAAGAAACGTTGTGATGCCCCACGCACTCGCCACCAGGCATTGCTTTCACATCCTGAAGCAGCTCGGCCGGGGAGATATAGCGCAGCAGTCCAGCTTTATCAGCCTCAGCTAGAATGCTTTCGACCTTTTGGCGGTGCTCTGAATACGCCCTTGCCACAACTCAACCTCCTGTGTAAATCAAAAATCACTGCAAATCTTCAATACGTAGATATTAGCCTCTATTCCGCGATCGAGTCAATAGTGTATCGACCTTAATTTGGCTGATTGCGGCAAGAATACTCATTAAAATTCGTGCGATACGATAAAAAGCCTGATATTTTAGGAGGGTTCGGTTCCATCTTGGGTGTCGTATGGCAGTAGATCGGGAATATGTAGCGAGGTTGAAGCAGTGGGCCGACGAGGGCGTTGATCGATGTCAAGGGTTAAACGCCTTTGCCCGTGAAACTGCGACTCGCCTGGAACGTCATGGCCTCAAAGGGATTGCATCTGGAATGATCTCGCGGTGGCGGCGAGAAGAAATATTTGAGCCGGTTGACGATCGCACCCTGACGCGGATCGGACTTCTAAAAAATTTCAGCGCCAACCATGACGAGGCAAGGCGGCTTGCCCGTGAATGGCTTGAGGGCGATATAAAGAAAAGCGATGATATCCCCACTGCTCAGTACCCCGTATGGCACGGCGTTGATGCGGTGCCTTACGAGCTGCTCAAGGCAGACGAATTGGTAGAACTCGCAGCGAGGTCAGTTGGCCGCCTGGGGGAGTTGGTGCAGCAGGAGCGATCGCACGACGCGGAAGAACCGCCCGCACCGCAGCCTGAGCCCAACACCGTTACGTCGCTATTGCTGGGCAAAATGCAGCTGACTAAGCTCGACGTGGAGGGGCTAGCGATCAAACTAGGCGTTGAGCCCGATCGCGCCGCTGCAATATTGGAAGGGCATTTAATGAACTGCGAAGAATGTCGGGCCGCCGCCGACTTCACGGGGATGACGGTTGAGACCCTAGTTGACTGGGGTGGGTGCATTGAGTCGGCACTACTGCCAGTTCAACCCGTAAATCCGGCAGGCTAGGCGGACTTACTATTTCGAAAGCGCGATCGCGCACTACATTGGCCAGGTGCTGATTCTCAAAACTGAGGGTCAACACCTGGCCTTTTAGTGTAGGCGTTGATTCCATCTGGATGTGACGTTGCAGGCCAGGGGGCTGAGCCTGCAACCACAGCTCTAAAACGTGATCGCTGAAATCAGTGTGAAGAGGGGGCATAGTGACGGTCGCACGTAAAAAAACTAATAGCTCACCATACTCAGTACGGATAAGGCTGGATGGCAGATTCACCAGATTTATAAAACTTTGCCGTAGTTTATCGCGGATTTCTGCGGAATGCTAAGCATTGGCCACGCCTGCGCCATCTTAGGGTCACCTGCTTTATGCGCGACGTTTAATTGCCGCAAGTGTTCCTGATTACTCAGTAGATCAGCCAAGGTCGTGCGGCGGGGGTTGGTGCCGGCAACCTGGCAGAGCAGCCGCAGCTTGGCTCGATAGCGGTCTCTGGGTGCTTTGCCCTTGGCCTTGGCCCATTGCGCGTCGTAGCACTGGCTGCACAAGCCTTTGGCATAGTGAGGGCGATCGGGGTGGCATGTGGCATTGGTAGGGGAAGGTGCCCGCCGTTTGCCCTTACCCCACTGCGATTTATAGCATTTGCTGCACAGACCTTTGGCATGGTAGGGGCGATCAGGATGGCATGTCGGCGGTGCGGCAATTTTGCGAGACATTACATTGGGGCGGTTGTATCGTATCACTCTAGGAATGTTAGCATTTCGGGGTAGTTGCGATCGCCCCATGGCCAACATGAAGCCCGCCAAAAGCAAAGATTTTCGCACCCAGGCCCGGAATGCCAACGGGCACACCGATGAAGGTATGGCGATGCTTGAGTCATCGATCGAAGAGGTTGGCTGGTTTGGCGCGATCAGTGTTGCCGCTGATGGTGAGGTGTTTGACGGCAGCGCTCGCCAAGAGGTGGTGTCTAAGGTATTGCCCGAGGATGCGGTGGTATATGACTCCGATGGCACAAAGCCTATCTACATACGGCGGGTGGATATTCCCAACGCTCAAGACCCTAGGGCAGTAAAGGCAGGGATTTTAGCGAATCGTGTGGCCGAAAAGAACCTTTCTTGGGAGTCAGTCAACCTCGATGACATCTCGCAGGATGTTGATTTAGGCGATTGGTTTGCTGAGGAAGTGCTAGCCGATCTGATCGATGAGCTAGACACCACTACCAGCCGCTTCACCGATGACCCGGACAAAGAGACCCCGTCGATTGGGGAGGGCGGCACACCTCTGGCGATCGTGCTGTCCTCGTCGGAGTTGAAAGAGTGGCAGGTGATGAAGGAAGTCGCCGGCACGCAGTCGGATAAGACAGCATTTTTGAAACTTATGCGAGGTGAGATCTAGGCTGGCAGATACATCAATTGAATTCCGGGCTTGGAACGCTATATCTTGGATAGAATTGAGCAAACCGTAAGGTATAGCGAATGGCCTCTGGCGCGGTGCGGCAAAAATTGGGAACAAGGTTTGGCGCAGGCGGAGGCGGCGCAACTAGAAGTGCCCAAAATAGTGGTAAGGACGGCAAAAACACAGCAGATAATTCATCCTTTACAGAAAATCGATTTGCTAGCATTAGGCCTTCGGATGCTGATGTTGACGGATTCGTTAAGGCGTATGCATCAAAGAACGGCGTAGAAGCAACGCGCACTGCTGTCCTTAAGTCAATCATGAAAAGTGATTTCCCTGCTCAGTCACTAGAACCAAAACGTTCTTGGAGTCGGCAACGCAACGAGGAAGCAGGGAAGAGAACAAATGCGTTACTCACTGATCATCTCAAGATATTTCATGAGGCTAGATCCATCTCTCGTGTAGCTGGAGTCGGTGCAGTACCTAAGACAAAAGCCGAATTTAATCGATCGCGCCGCCAGATTGTAGCCAAAGCTCACCCCGACGCTGGGGGCACTGCGAGGGGCTTCGCTGCGGCTCAAACGCGGTTGAGGTCGCTTGAACGACGACTGAAAGATTTGGGGATTCCAGATAACTAGTGGATGCGAGATATGACCGCGCTTTGGAACTTATGTGGAGCGAGATTTGATGCAAAATGGTGATACGTTTGTGCCATTCTATGGCGGCTTTTTTGCGTCTCCGGTGCCGCTAGAGTTGAGTTTTAACTGGTGCAGCCACAACTGCCACTATTGTTTTGCGAACCTCTCCAAGCCCAACCGACGGTCTGACATTGGGGCTACGGTCAACCTGCTGCAAAACTATCGCAGCCGCAGCACTCTAGAGGCAAAACTATTGCAGCAGGGTTACCCAACCCTCGTTAGCAACCGGGTAGACCCATTCGCCGCATCTAACTACCGTCAATCTCTGCCGGTGCTTGAGATGATGTGCGAGCTGGGCCTACCGTTATCGTTCCAAACCAAAGGGGGGCGAGGCATTAACGAAACGCTCGACATACTCAAAGCCCCCACGGTATGGTACATCACGATCGAAACTGATCAAAACGAATTGGCCAAGCAGATCGCACCTGGTGCCCCCAGCATTGACGAGCGCTTTGAGCTAATCGATCTACTCATCAGCCGTGGCCACTTCGTCTGCGTCGGCATTAACCCCTGCGTGCCCGAGTGGTTCAACGACGATCGCGCCTTCCTGCAACGGCTCTACGATGCAGGCGTCTGGGGCGTGTGGTGCCAGGAGCTGCACTTCAACACCAACCAACTGCGCAATATGCCACCGCGAGGCAAGGATGCGATCGGGCCTGAGCTGATCAAGCGATGTTCTAAAAAGAAAGTCGAGCTAGTCGATTATCACTACGCTGATCAGATGGCGGAATGGGCGCAGGAGATTGGCCTAGAGCCATTTGTAGACGGGCAGTGTCGGCGATCGAACTACTGGGACGTGTTCTTCGCCTGTTACGAAAAGACATTCCCCACGCAGCAAGAGTTTATAAATTGGTGCCATGACGAGCTTAAAACAGGTGACACCATTACATTCTCGGATTACTTAGCATTCTGGGAGGGCGAACTACCCGAAGGCATCATGCAACTTGGGCACTATATCTGTAGCCAGAACTATAGCCTGTGTAAGGCACTGGCTCAGGAGTCTGGGCGGAAATGGGATCACAAAATGACCTATGCCGACTTGCTTGGATTATCATTTGGAGATACCCGCATACCGTTCAGCCCCGGCAGTACCCTAGGTTTTCGTTATGCCGTAACACCTCAAGGTGAAACGTGGGTCGATGAAGCCGGGCAACCAATCCTTGTATGGATGGGCGGCGAATCGTCCACGGAACTGACAACTGTTGTAGAGGATTTATAAATGGCTTCATCTGCGGTGCGATCGAAGGTTGGGAGAAAGTTTGGAGGCAGTGGCGGCGGCGGGACTGGTGGAGGAACAAGAAAGGTCAGTGTTTCATCTGCTGACAAAAATAGTCGAAAGGCTGCGATTCGAGAAAGTATCAATAATCGTCGCGATCTTAGCGGCGGCTTTGTGAATCTAAGCCGTAATGCCACGATGATTGCAGAACGCAGCAGGTCATACCGTGGGGCTTCTGGGCCAACAAAAGCGGCGACAGCAGTGGCGGCTAGCGGTGGCTATGTAACTCGTCGTAGACGTTAACGTTTTGGGCACCTATTCAACTGTCAACAGCATCTTTAAGGGTTCATGAAATGGCTTCATCTGCGGTGCGATCGAAGGCTGGCGGCAAATTCGGCGGCAGCGGAAATGCTCCGACAAGGCAAAGAACTTTGACGCCAGTAAGACGGATCGATCGCGCAGAGTTGGCCCAGCGCCGGATCGCAGTAGCCGGATCGCAGGCCAGCAGGCTTGGCGGTCGCAATCGCTTTATTGGGCTAGGTAGTTAGGGCATAGATGGCAGCTCGCATCGACTGGAGTTACTGGCGGCATAAATACGTCACAGGGGATGACTCGGTGACGCATGAAGCGTTGTCTAGGATACCTAATGCACCAGCCCTAATAACCCTTAAAAAGCGTTCTGCGCTTGAGTCGTGGACAAAGCAGCGCGACGAGTTTAGGTTGCGCAAACATACTGTGGTATCTAGTGACCCTGCCGCGATCGCAGCTGCTGAAAAAGTCAATCAGCTGGTAGATATCGCCGCCATGGTGACTCAGCACGACAAAATCGGGCGAGCATTGGAAGGCGTTGCAGGCAAGTGGCTAAAGCAATTTGAAGAGAACCCCGAACTCATTAAAAAGATGCCCGCCCGCGACATAGCTACCCTGTTGCGCATAGGCCTAGACACCCGCCGCATGGCCGCTGGCCTCGCCACACAGCACCAAGAGATCGACCTATCAGGCCTTAGCGATAAAGCACTCGAAAGGATACTCAAGGGTGACGTATAGCCTACGGCTCAGGGCCGCCGCAGAACTAGAGCGCAGACGTCGTCAGGGCAACACCGATCGCAGCCGCCCATTGCCTGACTGCCTCACCCCAGAGCCAGGGGAACACCCCGCCGCATTCCTCGCTCGATCGCTGCCAAAGTCCTCCCTCATTCCCACAGGCGATCGCCACAATGCCGTATGGGAATGGCTGGCCTCACTACAGCCAGGGCAACCTGCCAAACCTCGCGTCGAGATATGGGGCCGGGGCGGTGCCAAAAGTACGATCGCAGAGATGGCTTGTGCCTACCTCGCCTGCACCCTCACCCGCAGGTTTGCGCTGTATGTCTGTGGCACGCAGGATCAGGCGGACCTGCACGTACAGGCGATCGCGGCTCTGCTGGAGCAGATGGGCATTCCTCGCGCGGTCAATGCCTACAGCGCGTCGGTGAACTGGACGGCCCAGAAGCTACAAACAATCAATGGGTTCGGCGTCGTGGGCGTAGGCCTCAACAGCCGGGTGCGGGGGGCGCGCCTGGGAGAGTTCCGCCCTGACTTAATCATCCTCGACGACATCGACGAAACCCACGATAGCCCGCAGGCGGTCACCAAAAAGCTAAAGACCGTCACTTCTGCCGTGTTCGCCGCTGGCAGTGCCGACGCTACGGTGCTATTTATCCAAAACCGCATCCACAAAGACAGCGCGATCGCCCAGGTCGCCGACGGTCGTGCCGAGATTCTCCTAGGGGCTACGGTCACTCAGGAACCTGCCGTGCGCGATCTCGAAGTCGAGCGCATCACAACAGGCGACGGCCCACGCTATCGCATTATCGACGGCACTGCGACCTGGCCCCAGGGGCAAAGCCTAGAGGTCGCAGAGAAGCAGATCAATGAATGGGGCTTACAGGTATTCCTATCGGAGTCGCAGCACGAGGATGCGCCTGATGGTGGACTCTGGAACCGCGATCGCGATATCGACCCTTACCGCGTTGAATCTGCACCACCGCGCCTCACGCTAATTGCGATCGGCGTTGACCCCAGCGGCAGCCTGGGCACTGAGGCAGGGCTAGTCACCGCTGGCCGAGATGATGCAGGACACATCTACATTATGTCCGACGACTCGATGGCGGGCACTACGAACCAATGGGTGCAGCAAGGCATCAGCCGATACCACCGCATGCAGGCCAATGCGATCGTCGCTGAGCGCAACTATGGCGGCGATATGGTCAAGACGCTGTTCCACAATGCCGATCAGCGGGTAGCCGTCGTGGAGGTGTCGGCCTCGCGGGGCAAGCTAGTGCGCGCCGAGCCAGTGCATCAGGCCTACGAGGAAGGGCGTGTGCACCATGTGGGCCACTTCCCTGAGCTAGAGCGCGAGATGTGCACCTGGCAGCCGGGGATGCCCTCGCCCAACCGCTTGGACGCCTTGGTGTGGGTCTGTATCTACCTGATGGGCAATGCCCCTCAGCAGATCGCCACGGCACCGATCGCCACGCCGCACCCCTACGCTAGTACTTTTTAGGGGTTCCCTATATATCAATACTATTTAACCTTTAACTGTTACAGAAAAAGGGCTTAAAGCTTTCTACACCAAGGCTTTGAGCCTTTTTTATTGCGCCCCCACGCACCGCCCAACCGAGCAAGGGTGCAGGGGGTGCGGGGAGTGCAGGGGTCGAAATGTGATTTTTTTCGTGTGATCGCACTCCAAAAAATGGAATGCGATCACACACTTTTTTTGAGCTTTTTTGCCCTGCACCCCTCGCACCCCCTGCACCCGGTGATGCGATCGCACTGCACCCTAGAGACAAAGTTCTGTGGCCGCACTTTGCCTCTATCTAACTCGCCGTCGACCTGGCTCAGGGGTTTAGTTGACAAATTGAGTTTAGTTGACGGGTTTAATTAACTTGCTTGCCCTGTTAACCAAGACAGCGCGATCGCACCCCTCGATCGCTCAACCGCTGATTCCTTCGTCAAGGGTGCAGGGGGTGCGAGGGGTGCAGGGGTCAAAACTTGATTTTTTTCGTATGATCGCAGTCGAAAAAAATGGAGTGCACACACTCACTTTTTTTAGCGTTTCGAGGGTCGCACCCCCTGCACCCCCTGCACCCATTCCAAGCATGAGGCAGTGTCATACAATAGACGGAACGATCGCGAGAGCCCATGGCCGATCCAGTTGCAGGGAAATTAGCGGCTGCCGTTGAAGCATTCGCCCAAGAGTTATTGCAGGAGGTCGCGCCGCCCGACGATCGCGGCAACGTGATCACTGATTTTGTGGACATGATCACGACCAACCCCAGGGCTGGGGCAGGCGTCGAGGTGAGCGTCTTGAACCTGCTGCAACGAATGGGTGAGTATAAGCACCCTGACCAGGCGATCGATGATCACATCCAAGAGCAGTTTGCTCAGATGGATGGCGGCATGAAAATCTCATACGCCGAGATGGCGACCGCCAAGCCGATCGGGTGGAGCGCCAGTGAGTTTGCACTGCGAGAGCCCGTAGACGGCAAATGGTGGATCGAGTCGCTGATGCTGATTCCACCGAAGTATCACAAATTTGAAGGGAGGCTGGGGAAAATTGAGGGGGCCAAATATTTCCCCACCACGGGGCCAGAGTTCACGATTCCGTACGATCGCATCGTGCATGTGGTCAACAGAAGGCATGTGGCAGCCCTGACCGATCGCCCTTTTTATGGCGTGGCCGATTGCCGTCTGGCGATCTCGGCGCACAGGGCATGGAAGATTGTCATTAATGAGGCACTGATCGCAGGGCAGCGGCAGGCCACGCCGATCATTGTGGGCCTGGCTGATCACAACTCACAGGTGCCCTTGTACGACGATCGCGGCGTGCCATTGCGAGATTCGGCAACGCAGCAAATTATCTCGGTGCCAGCCCCTGACAAACTAAAGCGAGAATTGCAAGCGCTCAACACCAATGGCGGGGTGATTACGGCGGGCCTGGGCAGTGACATCAGGGCACTGAACCATCAAACCGATGGCGCGTTCTTCATGCAGCTGCTCGACTACCTCGATCGCACCCTCATGCAGGCGTTCATGGTGCCCTACAGCGTCCTTGAGAATGGCGTGCAGGGTTTGGGCAATGCGGGCCTGGCCGAGACTCAGGTTGATGTGATGGTGATGATGCTGGATAGCATGGCGCAGCAGATCCAAGAGGAACTGCTAGAGAAGGTGATCCGCCCGCTGATCGAGTGGAACTTTGGGGAGCAGGAGAGCTACGGCGAATGGATGCCGCCAGACGAGGAAGCGCACGATCGCATTGAGCTGATGAACGCGCTGACCCAGTCCTTTGCGTCGGGCATGTATAGCGCGAGCGATGAGGCTTTTGTGAACCGGCACCGCGAGCTGGCCGGGATTCCGAAGGCTGAGCAGTTGGTGACGGCGATGAGTAAACCAGTGAGGTATTGGGATTAATGCAGCTGATTCAAGACCCACACTTCCGTGTCGAGATCGATCGCAATGCCAGCAGCGCTAATGCCCCAGCGGGTATTTGGTACGGGCAGCACACTTGTGTCACTGAGGGGTTTAGCCCTGACGACCCACTGCCCAAAGATCCCGAGGGGGCGATCCTACGCCATGCCCTCAAGTCTGAGCACAGTCCTCACTTTTCGGTGCTGCGTTATGGCTACCTAGCGCTGCACTGTGGCGGGTTCCCTCACTCGGTCATGGCCCAACTGACCCGGCATCAGGACTCGGCGCACCTGGTGCAGTCAGGTCGGTACACGGGGCAGCGGTTTGTGAGAGTTGCCCTTGGTGGACTGCCCGTAGACCAAGTGTTTTACTTCCGGCCCCTAGGAACCTACCAGGACAGGCAGGGGCATCGCTACGAATACACAGCCGAAGAACTGGCCTATGACCGATTCGCTTGTCTCAAAGCCTGCGAGCGCTATGCCTACCGACTAGAGAAGGGCTGGGCCGAGGAACACGCCCGCGATCAACTGCCCTACAACTTCCGCCAGAACTTTGCGATCGCGGGCGATCTGCAATCAGTGTTCCATATCTTGGATCAACGGTCAAAAAATGACAGTCAAATAGAAATCCAGTCGTGGGCGGGCATGGCCATGGAACGCGTGATTGAGTTCGTACCGCAAATTGGCCAGTGGTACAAAGAACATCGATATGGCCGGGCAAGATTGGCTCCGTAGCATGCCGCTGTTTCAGGCTCGGAATGGTAAAATAGGTGTACCGGGCAGTGCTTGCAACACCCCCGGAATGGCAACCTAGTTTCGGTAGGTCACATGAATAATTTACCACCTCTTGTCAAAGACCGACGAGGCATGAAGTTTGGTCGGCTGTTGGTCAAAGAGTTTGTCAAAGTTGAAAACAGGCGCTCTTATTGGCTTTGCGAGTGTGACTGTGGCAATACCAGCATCGTCATGGGAGTAAATTTAAGGCACGGCGGCGGCACCAATAGTTGTGGTTGCGCATCCAAGGAAGCGATCGCAAGCACTGGCAAGCTGAGGCCAAGCAAGTCACTAGCCCCAGCAGGCCCAGATTACAGAAGACTTTGGAAGATTCGGGTGGGCATGATCGCTCGATGCTATGACCCCCGACAATTGTTTTACAAAGACTACGGCGGCAGGGGCATCACCGTTTGCGATGAGTGGCTGCACAGCTTTGATGCTTTCTACTTTTGGGCGATCGCATCTGGTTATTCCCCTGAACTTTCCATAGACAGAAAGAACAACGACGAAGGCTACAGCCCTGATAATTGCAAGTGGTCAACCGCAAAAGAGCAGGCCCACAACAGAAGATCCAGCAAAAGATACGAAGCCTTTGGTGAGTCAAAAGTGCTGGAAGAGTGGGGGCGAGATAGTCGTGCCGTAGTGTGCAAAAACACAATCAAAATTCGTGTAGCTAATGGCTGGGATTTTCAATCTGCAATGACTACCCCTGCGATGCCTAGGCGCGATCGCGCACTGCTAGGGCACCAAGGGCGAAGGAAGAAAACAGAAAAGAGGATTGAAACATGCTGATCTACATTGCTGGCCCATATCGTGGCGACGTTAAGCAGAACATTGAGAATGCTCGCAAAGCTGCAATTGCAGTGTGGCAAGCAGGACATGTCGCTATCTGCCCCCACCTCAATACCGCCAATTTTGAGGAAGATTCTGGCCTAGCTGACGAGGTCTACCTCAAGGGCGACTTGGTGATTTTGCAGCGGTGTGACGCTTGCCTATTTCTGCCGAACTGGAAGCAATCGGAGGGGGCGATCGCCGAGCGTGAATTCTGCGAGGCCCAGGGCATTGCTTGCTATACCCTCATGGGTGGCAGTATCGACGGCGATGAAATCTCTGGGTGGCAGCTGCCTGCGTTAATGCCATGCCCTCACCCTGTAGAGCGTGATTGCCCGCAGCAGGTTGAGGGGTTTATGTCGGTGTTGATGGGCATGTATCGTTTGCACCTCAGCAAAAATATGGACTACTCGCCAGCCAACATCTTGGGCACTGGCGAGGTCGGCACCGTCGTGAGGCTGTGGGACAAAATCGCCCGGCTTATGAACTTGATGGGGTTTCAGTTGCAGGTACAGCCCGGCACCTATTCATCGCCCAAAGACCCTAAGCATGAGAGCGTCAATGACACTTTGATGGACGCTGCAAATTATGCCGTCATTGCCCTGCTGTACCGCATGGGCAAATGGGGCCGCTAAACCCTGCACTTTATACCCTATACCCACCCATGACCAAACCCAACCTCTCTCCTCTGTTCGATCGCATCAATGCCCGTGCCTACGCCATTCTTCAGCAGCATGGCAAGACGCTGGAGCAGCTGCAAGAGTACACCGTTGAACAGCTCAACGAGATCAAAGGCATCGGCGATCGCTGGGCCACCGACATCCGCGCCGCCCTAGACTCGCTGCAACCTGTCCCCGCCGTCACCGATCCACCAGATTGGGAGTACATCGACACGGATGCACCTACTGCGATCGAACTGGCCCACACCCCCATGGATGAGCTGAGCGACGCTGAGGGCGCGACCTTGCTTGAGGCAGTATTGACCGAGGTGCCCGACGACGAATCGCCCCTAGACATGGCCCTGCGCTATCTGAGGGAGTGTGGCCGCGAGGCTGATGCGGAGGTGTTAGCGCGCAAGGTCGATCGCGATGGGGCCGATGCAGTGACGGAGACTGCGATCGCGATCTTGGAAGGGTTGCCCGGTGGGGAGCTGCCGAAGAACCTGGCGCAGGATGTCAGGGAGAAGGCGGGGCTATAAATTCCTGTACCCAAATTGGGCCATCGTTCCGCCCGATCGCGCCGTGGCCGATACGCTAGGGATGACAGCCTACAGGTAGCGGCATGGCGCAGTCCTTCAACATTGCACGGGTGGTGACCAGCACCACGACTGAGGCCAGCTCGCAGTCCGTGGCCGTCCACGAAGTTTCACCCAATATCACCTACTGCGATCGCACTGCCACCATCAGCGGTAACCTGACGCTATTGGGCCGCATCAAGATCACTCGGGAAACCTCCGGCAGCCTTCAGCGCGACACGATTCAATATCTCGACTTTAGCAGCACGATCGCCACATTTACCGCCGCTGCTGTCACCACGCCGTTTTCAGATGCTGAGGCCGATCGCATTGTTGACCTGGGGAGTACGCCTTGGATTGATATGAATGCTGTCTATACCGCCAATGGCGATACCACGGGAGCGTAGATGCTTTACAAAAACTTGAGCGATGACACCTTGACCATTGAGTCTGCGATCGGCCCTATGCGGGTTGCGCCGGGGGATGAGGTTGCGATCGCGCCCTCTGCGGCAAAGCCTTACCTCGATGCGAAGCACCTGGAGTTGGTGCAGTCCGAGTTTGAGGGTGAGACGAAGAAATCCCGCCGCGCCACTAAGGAGGCCGAATAAATAGATGGCTACATTACAAGATAGAAAGCTCAAAGGCCTTACTAATATTGCGGTGTTCGATACCAGCGTGAGCCCCAAGCTGGCCTACATCTTGGAAACCCCGACCGGCGCAGAGCTCGACCTAGGCATCGAAGAAGTGTTGAACGAAACTACTTCAGAGCTAGGCGAGACAGTGATCGAGTCGTCATTCATTTCGGCACAGCGGCCCATCTTGTCGATGACGCTGCCCAGTGGATCGCCTACAGCTACGGCGTTGCGGTTTGGCCGCAAGTTACAGACGGCTGTGGGTAAGACTGTGGCGGTAGAGAAGCGCATCCGAGTCACGGCGACGAACAATATTAAAGTAGGGGCCGCGTCGGGTAAAGAAGGCAACGGCATGACGGCGGATCAAGCACTGTCGCAGGCGTGGGCGCTTGATGGCCTCGGCATCCCTGTGGCGCTGACTCGTGTTGCCCACGCGACCATTAACCCTGAAACCGATACGATGTCCTTCAGTCAGGGTGCTGATGGGGCCTACAAATTCACCGAAGATTTGATCGGTAGTGACGTCTTCTACAGCTTCCCATTGACCAATCAGTCGGTGTTGGAGATTGGTGAGGATAGCCTTGATCAATTGGAGATTAATCTCACTGGAATTATGCGGGATCTCCGCTTGTTCCGAATGGAGATCCCGTCAGCATCTATCGATTTTGGGGGGTCAGGCAATTTGCCTATTGGGCCGGGAGAGTTGAGTCTCAACCTGAGAATTCAATATGACGGAAGTACGTGCCAGCCCATCAAAATTTATTGGTTAGGTCAAGCACGGGCCTGTTAGTCGCAGTGTATCGAGCTTGAAATGATACAATAGAGGGGAGGATTGCAGTCCTCCCCTTTTTAATTACTCCCTTGTGCAAGAAGGAAGCAATATGAATAGATTAACACCTGAAGCGATCGCCGAAGGCCTGGAGTCGGGCAGGTATCGCTACATGAGAAAACAGTGCAAGCAAGGGCATGAATGGGCTGGCACTGGGAAGTCCCTCAGCAGAACGTCTGATAAAGGCTGCTTATTTTGCTCAATTGAAAGCGCTCGGGCTCAATACAAAAATACAGATAGAAATACAGAAGAGTATCGCGAAATCAGGCGGATCAGGAATCAGAGGTACCGCGATCGCCTCAAAGCTGAAGGCGGCGATCGACTAAAAGAGCATCGCCGTAAGCACATAGAGCGAAACTTACAATGGAGAATAGAGTCAGCAGAGTCCTACCGCGAAACTTTACGGCGTTATCGGGCATCCGAAAAGGGTAAGCTTCTCAAGAAGAAGAATGAAAACAAGCGGCGGGCGGCAAAAGCAGGTAACCACAGCGTGCCGTATAGCAGGAAAGACTTGCGATCGCGACTGTCCGAGTTTGACAGCAAATGTGTTTACTGCGCTAAGACTGTGACAACTGAAAACACCCATAGCTGGGATCATTTCATACCGCTATCCAAAGGTGGTTGTGACACGCTTGGAAATTTAGTGCTAGCCTGCCGATTCTGCAACAATAGCAAGAAAGACCGCGATCCTGAGGCATGGTATTTCGCTCAGCCGTTTGCGACAAAGCGAAAATGGAGTGCGTTACTTAAACAATTGGGGAAAACTGAGGCTAATCAACTCCCATTGATCTAAAGCTTGGTGCGCTGAGTAGTGTCATGGGGCGAGGCTATCTGCGGCCTCGCTTTTTTGTGGGAGTGCGATCGCCTAAAAGCTCAAAGCGCCAATGCCCCGAGAGTGCAGTTCAGGACGTTGGCGCGATCGCATTCTATCACCGCTCACCGTACCTCGCCTACAATAGTTTCATTCCACTCTCGGCACGATCGCACCCCATGAAGACCCTCGACATTCGCATCGGCGACGAATTGGTGACCATTCGCCCGGTGCCGCGATCGCAGCTCAGCCTCCTCAGCCAAAAGCTGCTAGAGCTGCAAAGCCTGTGGATTGAGGAAGAATTCTCAACGGGTGACACCCTAGCCCGCGAAGATGCGTGGGCGCTGGTTAAGGCATTGTGGGGAATGCTGCCGATCGCAGCCACTCCAGAGGCCTGCCTGAGCCCTGCCAGCCTAGACAAGCTCGCCAGCGACTATGAGCAGCTGCAACAGATATTCTTTGGCGATCCGACGGCGGCCTGGCAGGGCTCGATGGCTACTTTTGACCTAGACGCATTCCAGGGCTGCGCACTGTGGCGGCTGCATGAGGTAACCCCCAGAAAAAAGCTGGTACTGGCGGACGAGTTACGCCGGGCGAGGCTCCAACCCGAGAACTCACCGCCGCAGACGTCCCCATCGAGCCATCAGGAAACGCTGAAGCCGACACTATTGCCAACCTCATCAACGGCTTTGGCGAAGTCGGCTTAACGCTCTACTACACCCTCGACGCCGATACCCTCGACGGGCTCATCTACACCAGCAATCAACTACGCCAAGACCCAGAGCGCCGCCTCGACGACTACCTCAAGCGCTGCGTCGATGAACACTTTGGCAACGACGAGGGCGCACGGTTGGCTGCCCTAGGGGTGACTGAGGACATGGTTGTAGTGAGCGATCGCCCTGCTGACCCCATGGCGGTGCTGCGACGGATCGAGGCTGGCACTACCGCCGAAGACTGATCGCACCCCTGCACCCACCCGCCGCCCGCCGCCTGGGGCGGCTTTTTCTTAGCTACATCCATTTATTAAACCCTATATATATTTATTCTTCTATAGGTACAGATATATAAATAGGCGTTTAGTGCAGGGCGTGCGAGGGGTGCAGGGGTCAAAATGCGATTTTTTTCGTGTGATCGCATTCCGTTTTTTTGGAGAACGCACACCCACTTTTTTTGACGTTTTGAGGGTCGCACCTCCTGCACCCCCTGCACCCGGTTGGTAGGTCGTATCGCCCGTGGAACGCTGGCATAGAATGGGGGCAGTGTTCTTAGGCCCTGTGCATGACCGATCGCGAGTTGACGATTAAGTTTGTTGGCAAGGATGCGGGGCTGGAGAGGGCGGCACTGGCTGGTGCGGATGCTGTAGACCGGCTGGGCGAAAAAGCACTGGGTGCGGCTCGAAAACTAGAGGATGCGGGAGGGTCCACAAAAGGATTCAGTGGCGCGATCGCAGGCTTGGCGGCAGGCGCATCCTTCGCGGCGATCGACCTCCTGACAAATGCGTTGCAGTCGGCAGGTGCGGCGGTGCTGGGTTTTGTCTCTAGCACGTTCCAGGTCGGTGGCGCGGCGCAGCAGGCTGACGTGGCATTTACGACAATGCTAGGCAGCGCAGAAAAGGCCCAAGCGGTATTGAGTGAACTGAGCGACTTCGCAGCCACAACTCCGTTTGACTTGCCAGGGGTAAGGGCGGCGGGGCAGCAGCTGCTTGCATTTGGTTTTGTGCCTGAGGCGCTCACAGAGAACTTGACTCGATTAGGCGACGTGGCGGCAGGGGTGAATACTGACTTTGGGGAGTTGGCTACCATTTACGGAAAGGCGAAGGTAGCAGGACGTCTCTATGCCGAGGATGTGAACCAGCTGACCGAGCGAGGCATCCCAATTATTCAAGAGTTTGCCAAGCAATTTGGGGTGGCCGAGAGCCAGGTCAAAATACTGGTTGAACAGGGAAAGATTGGGTTCCCTGAGTTAGAGAAAGCTTTCATTGGCATGACCAGCGAGGGCGGGAAATTTGGCGGGCTGATGGCGGCGCAGGCCAAAACTATTCCAGGCCAGGTCAGCAACATTCAAGACAGCTTTATTCGGTTGCAAGAGGCTATCTTCAAAGCCCTTGGCCCAGCGACTGCGGCAGTACTCACCACGTTTCAGGCCACGCTGAACGAAACCGGGAAAAACTTTGACGGGTTCGGCCCATTGGCGGCTGCGGGGGAAAGGCTCAATAAGGTGCTGAGCGAAAACCCAGAGATTGCTAAGCGCTTGGGTGAGGCATTAGGGACGCTGGCTAACGAGGGCGTAGAGCAATTGGCGTCGCTGATTGAGGCGGCCGCTGGGTTTGCTGAGAACCAAGAGAACATTGACGGATTGGCCGAGGCGATCGAGGGCGTGGCCATTAGCATCAACTTTGCGGCGGCAGGCGCGGGTAAGTTGCTGGAATTGCGCGACGCAATCACGGGACTTATAGACAAGGCGGGTGATATTCCGATTGTGGGCCAAGCGCTTAACTTGGTACTGGCCCCATTGTTGGCCGTGCAAGGGTTCCCCGGTGCAGTGCAGGGGCTAGGTGAACTGCGCGATCGCGCTGAAAGGCTCAAAGATAACCTGCTGGGCGTGCGCAATGAGTTTGAGGGATTAGGTGCTAGTACCGGGAAGGCACTAGCTGGAGCTGGAGCTAATGTAAGTGCAGCGCTAGATACAGCCCTAAAAAATGTCCAAAAAACTAGCCAAAACCAAAAGCCAAAAGAACCGGAAAAGCCCAAGCCTCCTGACCTAAGCGCGATCGAAGATAAATATAAAGGACTCACAGCGACAATCGACATTGAAGAGTCGAAGCAAATTGCCGCGCTGGTCAGAAGCGGCGCAACTCAGGAGAAGATCGCGGCAGAGGAACAGAAGTTTCTGCAAAAGCGCATTGACCTAAACCAGCAAAAAGCTAATGAACTCAGGGCGGTTAACGCCAACGCCCTTGACGAAAAAGGGCAGGCCAAACTTAGAGACGACTTACTGAAGCTTGACCAGGACCTGGCAAGCGATCGCCTCAAAATTGCCGAAGCCGCCGCCGCCGCGAGGGAAGCCGCCGAGAAAAAAGCATTGGAGGCGATCGAGGAAGCCGCAGAGAAGGCCAACAACGTCGCCACCGAAGGAGAGCAACAGCGTCAGATCGAACTGGCCAAGCTGCGGCGCGATGGGGTGATCGGCGAGGAAGAGTATCAGGAGCAGTTGACCAATGCAGGGCGCGATCGCATTAAGGCTGAACTTGCAGCGGAGCAAGCAAAATTTGCCGCGCTGAAGAACGCAGCCGGGGCCGACGAGGATGATAAGACCGCATCTCGCCAGCGCATCAACTCCTTGACTCTTGAGCTGATTGAGTCAGAGATTGAGGCAGAGGAAGAGGCCACCAAAACAATCGAGGCTGAGCTAGAAAAGCGTAAAGAGGCGATCGAGGCTCAAGCTCAAGCCGCCGAAAACTCTGCCCAAGCCGAGGTGCTGAGCCTAGAGCAAGTGGCCACCGCACTAGAGGCCATCAACGGCGCATACGATCGCCAGGCCCAACTGCTCAGCGCCCGTACCAACCTCCTCAACACCCTAGGCAGTGCCCTCAGTGACTCGTTCAACAATGGCGTCACCCTCCTTAACCAAGACATCGCCAATGCCAAAAAAGAGAAGGATCGCACCCGACTGACAAAGGAGCGCGACAACCTGGAGAAGCAAGCCGCCACTGCCCGTCGCGCATCCCTGGAACGATCGCAGGCACTGGAACTGCTGACTTTCGACCTTAGACAGAAGCAGCTGCAAATAGAGAACCAGATCGAACAGGCCCGCATTCGAGGCGCGATCGCAGAGAACCAGGCGGCGCAGGCCAGAGCACAGGCCAATATCGCCACGCTACAGGCGGAGGGGGCCAGCGCGGAACAGGTGCAGGCGGCCCAGCTCGACCTACAAGCGTCTAGGCAGTCGGGCGAGGCATTGGCCCAACAATTTGCCGCCACCATTCAGCAGAGTGGGCTGATTCAGGAGCTAGGAGGCATTGAGCGTCAGGGCATCCAAGCATCCCAGCGCAGTGCGTTAACCACCTTTGACACGCAAGAACTCGATCGCCGGTTTCAGGCTCTAGACGATCGCGAGGCCAATGCCCGCAGTGGTCGTGAGCGCCGAGAAATTGAGCGTGAACGTGAGCAGCTGCAAGGGCAGAACAACCGACTACAACGACAGACACAGCAGGATATTCAATTCTTTGGCGGTGGCGAGGCATCAGCATTCCAAGATGCTGTTTCAGGCCTGAACCAATTTGCCGATCGCATGAATGGCGTGCCTATGTTAAACGGCGGGGGCGGGGCACCGACTGGGCCGTTGGGCGGTGGCAGAACCGTTGTACCTACCGGGCTAGATGATGCTGGTGCTCAACGCTTTCTGGATGGGGCCAAGCAAAACCTAGAAGCGTCGCAGCGTAACGCTGAGGGTGTTTTTGCTGGCATCAAGGCAATGTACGAAGAGGCGGGTATTCAGTTCGGCGATCGCCCTGTAGACCCGGCGCAACGGGCTCAGGATAGAGCAAGTATTGAACAAGAGATCGCCTCAAGAGTACAGCAGGCTACAGGGCAAATGGGCGGGGCAGCAGGTGGCACTAACATCACCAACGACGTGACGATCAACATCACCGGGGCCGACACTGCCGACGGTGGCCTGGCGCAGAACGTCGAGGACCAGGTGTTCGCAGGCCTCAGCCGCGTGATCAGCCGCACCCAATCACTACTCGGCTAGATCGCGCTTCACTAATTCAATACATTGCCACCGTTGCTGCTGCTGTATCGTGCGTGATACGATACGGATACAGTCACGGAACGATCGCCATGGACACCTACGCAGCCTCTTTCGGAACACCTACACTCCCTGCCTATTACGAGGCTGATGAGCAGGCGTGTTTTGCAGCCGGGCGAGCGTGGGCAGCGGTAGGCAATGCCAAGTTACCTCGCATGGCAACGGTGCAGTGTGGGGAGCGCGTGCGACAGGTGCCGGTTGTGGGTTCATCGCATGAGTTCGCGAAGGCATTTGTGCGTGGCTGGCGGGTGCAGAAATTAGAGCAACAGTTACCACAAGGATAGTCAGTCATGGATAGAGGATCGGGTCGGAATATTGCGATCGCGCTGATCGCATTGCAGGTATTTCTAGGAGCAGGTGCAGCAATAGCAAGCGATCGCGGTTCATTCCCCGAAAAGATGTGCGCACCGGGGCGGGACGGCGGCATTGTTTGCACTTAAAGCGAGGTAGGGGGTACTGCCCAGGCATCTGCACCAGGGCAAGCATTTTTAGCAGGTAAAACGCTATGAATAAGCGCGAAGAATTAAGGGTAAAAATTCTAGAAAAGGTCAATGTAGCAAAAGAAGCTCCCACCAAGAAATCGTTGGCGCAGTCATGCGGTGAAACCAGAATCTACCGCAAAGGATCGCATGGGGAGCAGCATCGCCTGTCAGACATCTTCGCTGCGGTAATCGACGACATGGTGTCCAAGGGCGAGGTAGTTCTAGACGATCGCCCCATCTACAATGCACCCCGCGTGCGCCTGCCCGACCGCCCTGCCAAGCCTCTATTTCAAGACCACCAAGGCCCGCCTGTGGTGACCTGGCGCGACCCATCGGTGATTGACCCAGCGATCGCACGGGCCAAACCCACGACGCAGCCTAAGGAGAAGGAAGCCGAGATAGTGGACATTAAGCTGCCACCCTCGCTGCTGCCCGTTGCGGTGGCTAAGGCTGAGGTTGCTGCGGTGGACAAGGTTGCGCCAATGTCCGCAGCTGCCAAGGCGATCGCGCAGCCTGTGGCGGTGACTCGGGTTAAGGTTCCCAAGAAGAAACCTAACCAACGTGCGATCGAGGCATGGGCTTCGCTGATAGAGGCAGGTAAACCGTTTAGCCGCACGACATGGTGCCATCTAGCCCACATTTCCTCAGGGGCGATCGGTCGATGGGTGGTCGTGCATGACGCTGTAGACGTGGCGATCCGATGCATGACGGCGGCGGACTGGCAGGGCATGGATCAGTGGCTCGATGTGGTGGCCGACTCCATTGTCAAAAGTGAACTACCGCCCGTGCCTACGCCTAGCAACGACGGCACGATCGCAGATCTTGAGCGACGGCTGGCGGTATTGCAGGCAGAGAACGCTGAACTGAAAGCGCGATCGCCCGAGCCCGCTGCGATACTGCCGTCGCCCATTGAGGTGCTGGTGGGTAAAGTGCGTGACTTGGATGTGGTGCTAAATAAGCGCAACAGCGAGGCATTGGCCCATGCTGCTGAGACGCAGCAATTGGAGAATGAGAGAACTGCGCTATTGACTGCGATCGGTGTTCTACAAAAGGAGAGTAAGTGATGGGTTGGTCATCAGGATCTATGTTAATGTCCCAAATCATTGAAGCGTACAAACCGCTTCAAATTAGGTTAGATCACTCTATTCAAGTTCAGTTTTGGCTAAAAGTTATTGAAGGTTTTCAAGACGAAGATTGCGATACGTTGGACGAATGTATTGACGGTAAACAAGTCCCGTCTAGCTACAAAGAAGCGTATTTCAAGCTTAATCCTTGGACTCATGGTTACAGAACGGGATGCGGATTAGAACCAGGGCCAAACCCTTGGGATCGTGAAGAATTCTCTGATCAGTGGGAGCGGTGGAATGATGGATATGCCGAGGGGGATTAAACAATGGGCCAAGCTAAACGCCGCAGACAGCACGATCGCACCTGGGGCACCCCGTTGCTTTACGAAGCCTATTTCTTCGGTGCCGACGTCGAGCAGGTGTGCTCGATCCAAGTGCAGGTGCCCCGCCGCCGCGCTGTCATCGACCAAGACACCGCCGCCGTGCAGATAGCCCAGTGCCTACATTGGTGCACTATGTACCGCGCGACGAGCGATGCACGGGACAGGGCGATCGCGCGGCTAGGATTCGATGCTGAGACCTGGGCGCAGTTTGTGGAACTGTGCGATCAGTCGTTGCCGGAGGTTGCGTGGTGCATGGAGTTGTGGCCCCCTACTGGTGACGCAGTTTATGCGGGCTATGGTGGGACAGACCTCGATCGCGCGAAGGCATTGCGCGGGCACGAGGGGGAGTTGCATCGGACGGATGAGCGATCGGCTGGAGTAGGCGTGGGGATAGTGCGGTAATGGGCTTAAATGTAGTTTTTTTAGGCAGGTGAGTTAGTTATGGATTCAGATACAGCACAGGCAGCGATTGTGTTGGGTTCGGTAGTAGTAGGCTCCTTAGCCTCGCAAGCCTTTGCCTACAGTCGCCATCGAGCAGAGCTGCGTAAGATGGATGAGCAGTTGGCAGCTATAGATGATAGGATAGCGAGCTCTATGAAACGGTTAAGAGAGAAGATGGAATCTGATAGGGCGAAACGTGAACGGTGACTATTGCAGGTAAAGCTATTTGGCTTGGGGTTGGTAATGAATAACCCACAGCTACAATAGACTCAGCCCGATCGCACCCTTGCCATGCCTCCCTGTGACATCAGCCGCCGCACCCGCAAGCGCATCTTGATCGCGGCACCCCAGACATTGAAAACTACCTACGACGCTCCCGCCGATGCCTTTGATGGCACTGTGACGATCGGGGGCGTTGTTTATGATCTGCTGCGGGTGTTTCCTACCCCTGACGGCTATAAGCGACGAGAGCGCAACCGGGAAAACAAGGGGCTACGGTTCAACTACGATCGCGCCACATTCACGCCTTACACCCCTGGCAAGGACGTGGACATAGAGATCACAGCGATAGTCAACGCGGCCACAGTGCGGGTATTGCAGGCGGTGTATGAGCTGCACGCGACCTCGGGCATGAGTGGTGGCGCTGCGTCCCTGGTGACGCTGTACGATTATTGCAGGCCAGACTTAGCGGACTGGGCCACGGCGATCGCGGGCAATACCGAGCCCGTAACAGTGCGGCATGGTGCGATCGAGCTAGGGGAGATGGGCGCGGTGGTGGGTCGTGCGATCGGGCCGTGGTCGGAGCAGGGGCCGGTGACGATAACGTTTAGGCAGGTGAGTTAGCCGTGCAGTTTCACCAGCTATCGGCCAAAGACCAAAAACGATACCGTAAGAAGTTTGAAGAGAGCACCGTTAGGGCGATGCAGCGGTATGAAGTCGCACCCCGATGGCTCAAGCAAATTAACCCATTGCAGGCTGCGATCGTTGACGGTGACTTTGATCGGTATGCCGAGTTGCTAGACAGCGTTGACGATGACGCTTTGCAGCAAGAGATCATTGCCCCGGGAACAAGCCAGGAAGTTAAACCTGAAGATCTCGACTATCAAACGTATTAACCCCAATGCCCTGGACTCTCGCCAACCCTTATCTCCCCACCATTGCCACCCCCACCACATCACCAGGGGGCTTGCTCAGCACGATCGCAGGCGGAACCAACGGCGGCGGGCCCCTCGCTACCGTAGACTACGCCCCACCGATCGCGCAGCAACACCCCACGACGATCGCCACGACGGGCACGATCGCGGGCAGCACCTACACCGTGACGACCGATGCCGTGGCGGTCTTTGCGGTGGGCAGCAGTGGGGGCGCGGTGTGGCGTCCGGCGGTAGATGTCGAGGCACCAGAGCCGGGTGAGTTTGTTTTCAACCCTTACACAGGCGCGATCGAGTTGACCCTGGGCGAGGGGTTTGAGCTAGTGCCGGGGCAGGCGGTGAGCGTGATCGCGGCGGCATCGGTGCTGACCACTGACCTGGTGCAGGTGGTGCCGCCTTTTGCCAGGCAGGTGCAGCTGCGGGCTCTGTCGTGGGGTGTGTCGGTGGAGGAACACCCCGGCGGATCGCTCGAGATTCAGGCCAACGATGTCACACTTCCCGCCGTCAAGTCACTATTGAGTAAGGGCACTGAGTTTTCACTCTACGGCATCGGCTTCAGATGCGGGCAGATGCGGATCGCTACAGCATCGCGCCGTGACTTTCCTGTGGGTCTGCACGTTGTTAGCATTGGCCTTGAAGGCAAGTGGCAGAATTACGTCGAAGAACCTTACCCCTGGCGCAAGCTGGGGCAGTTCAGCGCGGGCCAGGCAGACGCAGCCGTGGGCGATGAAGTGGTCGCCGCCTCGGTTAGCCTCGTAGAAATCGCAGATGTGATCGGTGCGGTGTACCAGGGGCCTGCGGGTGTGGTGCCAGTGCCGGAGAATGCAGGGCCGGGTGAGTCTACAACTTTTGCCCAGGAGGTAGGCGATTTCACCCGCATTAATGCCTCAGTTATTGACTACAGCAGTGCCGATGCGATCAGAATGAAGCCGATCGCAGGTGGCCGTGTCTGGGACTATCGAGGCGCGGCGCTGATTGGCGACACCCTGGTTCAGGACGTGGGGGCCGTGTCGACGCCTTCGCAGTTCATGCCTAGCGAGTCGTTGCTGATGCCTGAGCCAGTGCCGGGACTGCCGTCGTTGCCCGGTGCGATCGCGCCTTACACCCTGCGCGAGGAATCGGGCAGCGGAGTAATAATTGAGTGGGAAAATGTGCAGCTCACTGGCGAGTTCAGCGAGGTGGCTGAGGCAGACGAAAGCGAGGGCACACTAGCCGATGGCGACGGGCGATCGCGCTGGGTCAAGAATCGCCGCGAGGTGACCGTGCTGGGCGAGGGTGATCCTGACCCGACGTTGCCGCCTGCGGGCGCGATCGCGGTGAGGGATGTGTCGTTGAACTTCGATCAGAGCGGCCCTACCAAGACGCTCACCCGCACGCGCAAGGAAGATGGCTTCATCGTGCTGGTCGAGCAATGGCGCTACGGCTATGCGTTCACGGCTGCGCAGGCCACGAACGATGACGGCGAGTTGCGGGGTGTGCCGTCGGCGTGGTGGAAGGTTGTGGAATATACCCGCAAGGAACGTGCGATCGATCGGGCAAACACGGGCTACGCCTACGGCTGGAACACCACAGGCTGGCGGCTGGGGCGCTTCAAGCAAGAGACAGCGACGAATCCCGAAACACTGGGCCTGGGCTCGGGCGATCCTGAGTTGAAGCTGTACCAATTTCAGCAGGTGCCGATCGCTGAACGAGAGCGAGAACTGCTGCGCCAGCACCGTGACTACTACGACAACATCGACGTGCGCGATCAGCAGGGCGAGGTCGTGCAGTACACCCTGCCCGATGGCACCCAGGCCAGCACTTACCTGCGCAATCCAAACTATGCCGAGCCTATGTTCGTGGCCTCGCATAGCCGGGAGATGATCGCGTTCATCTCGACGCCTAACCCAGACAGTGCCGATGATGCACCGCTGCCACCGCTGATCAGTGGGCGCGAAGAATTCAGCCGCATGGCCAGGCAGTTGGAGCCAGGGCGAAAGCGTCGCATCAGGATTGGTGGGGCCGAGCAACCGGGCGATCGCACCCCTGATCGCTACACCGATTATTCGTCTGGCTTTACGGCCCAAGATGGGCAGTACGACAATTCTCTGGAGAATACGCAGTTTCAGGACTACGAGGGGCGACCTGGCGAGGCAGATCGCTTGCCACATGAGTACACGCAAGAGGCACCGCCAGAGGGCAACGAGGGTAGCACAGCGGGCGATGATGAGGCAGCAGGGCAACGGCTCTACCTACTGAACTCAGGGGCACCGACGCAGACTCTAGGGCAGCAACTCAACTACCCACGGGCGGCGACGCTGGAGCAGGGGCTAACGGCGGCACGGACAGACGCGACGCTGGAGAACTTGGAGCAGGGCACGTCAGAGCAGGTGACGATCGCCTGGAACGATGCGATCAGGCCTGGCGACATGTTTATCTACGAGGATGCCGGGGAGGTGCGGCGGCGGTGGGTGCAGTCCTGCGAGTGGCAGCCCGAGTTCGATCGCGATGGGATGCGGGGCGTGGTGGTGCTGAGTCTAGCGCGATGGGTCGATGCCGGGACGCTGCTGTCGTTTAGTGCGATCGATCTGCCTGCGTCGGGTGGCGGGGGCGGTGCAGATGGGGGCGGCGATCTGGTGGTGGGGAATCGGTTTGATCGGTTGACGACGCTGGGGGGTCTGTTGCCGTTGGCAGTGAAGAGTAGGACTAGGGGGAATTATTAGTGAACTTTAAGAAAGGTACTTTCATGAATCAGCTCCAGATCAATACACAGGGCAGAAAATACAACAATCCAGGCGACAGCCGCCTATTGCTGTTCCGATGGGTGTCGTCTAAGTTTCTCTACGGTTCTGGATGGAAAATTTCGTTTTCGATTCATCCCCGCCTTTGTTATTGGAAAAGGGATTGGCGAGAATTTCGCTTAACTTTGCTGGGACTGAACGTTCACTTTAGACGGCAGTAATTTACCTGATAGAGCAAATCATGAGCACGATCGCAGAAACCGCCGCACAGCTCGCCGCATTGCTCAAGGCGCAGCAGCCCAAATTCAAGGCGACCGCCACGACACTGGAGATCACCCAGGGGCGCACGACTCAGGTGGTGAATCTGGAACAGCGAAGCACGGGCGGCAGAGGGGTTCAGGCGCGATAGGGCAGTGTGTCGCGATCGTGCTGAGGTGATGTGCCGGTGGGGTGTGCCAGATATTCCGCGATCGGTATTGACGTAACAGTCAGTAGGCGCTACATTGATAACAACCGGGCGGGATCCCCGGTATACAAATTCCGCCACCTCCGGCCAGTGACGCGAACTCAGGCACGGAACCCCGGCTGCAATAGTGCCGGGGTTTTCTGTTTCTACCCTATGGTGACCCCATGACAAACCCCGATGCGCCTCAATGCCCCGCCTGTGGGCATTCACCTATGAATTCCGCTGGCAAGCGCTGGCGGTGCCGTGAGTGCGGCAAACAACTGGTCAAAAACCCAAAACCGAAGGGCGGCTATCGTCACGGCACCAGGGGCGGCACAGCAGAGAAAGAGCGGACTAGGGCAAGTCGTGCACGTACTGGCAAGACTGGGAATGAGGCCCGCGATCGCAAAAAGAACAAAAGCGCGGAATAGTGTGCCAGCATTATGTGCCAGATATTCCGCCCGCGATATTGACGTAACACTCAATCGGATATAAATTAAATACATGCCCGGCGGGGAGAAAACCGCAAGGGCAGTGGGGGAAGAGCCCACGACGGGGGCCACAGGGCACACCACCCCTAGGGAGGGGCAAAATAGCCCGCAGTTGTACTCACCACGGAGATGACGACCATGGATGCGATTTCTACCGCTTACCTGAACGCTGTTAACGCTGGCGACGAGGCAACCGCTACCGCACTGCTCAACCGGATGTTTAACGACTACGGCGACGCACTGGGGACAGCGGCCAACCGACTCGACGAGGCCGCCGCTGCCACTCTGGGGCTTTTCGAGGCTGCAAACGAGTTGGTCGCCGCGCACAGCTAGCACCGATGCCCCGGTTCACGCCGGGGCTAACACGGTATCCCGAACGAAATAAACATTACATTCCTTGAACAAAACAACTGTGCCAGCGTGGTGTGCCAGATATTTCGAGATCGGTATTGACGTAACACTCAATCGGATATAAATTGATTACATGCAGCACCCACTACACCGCTGCCCCACCCACCGAGGAATTCCACCATGCAACTATTCGACATTTTCCAAGGAGACGAAACGGCCCAGTACACGATCAACCTGATGCAGATCTCCGACATCGATCGCACCAACGACGACTCCTGGGAAGTGACCACCGCCAGCGGCAAGGACTACACCCTCGAAGATGACGACCTCGCCCGCTTCAGAGCCGCCCTAGGCCTCTAATTCCACGCCCTGGGCACGGCGCAAAACTGCCCACACCGCCCACCACTTCACGGGCACTACAAACCACTATTCGGGAATTACGATCATGTTCAACACCAACTGTTTTGCTCATGGCATTGCCCAATCTATTGGCGACACCGCCATCGCCTACGCTTTAACTGCCGCCCGCTGGGGTGTGCTGGGGGCTGAGTGGTACTACGAGGCATTCTTTAGTGCAAATGCACAACAGCGCTACCGACTCATCGGCGAAATTGTGGGGCATTGCCTCATTCTGGGGCTACTGGCCTGGCGCATGGCTCAGCAATGGGCCGACGATGAGGTGCAGGAGGCAATGATTGCCGACGATGTCATTGTCGAAATACCTTGCAGCTTCTACACCGACGGCGAAAAGTATTGGAGCTATGGAGAGGACTGTTATGTACAGTCGGTGGCTGTAACGGTTAGCCGCTCATTCCATTGGGAAGAAGATTGGGAATTGTTAGAAGCTGTTGAGGCAGGAGACAATCGCGTCAAAATAGCTGTACCACCGTTTTAACCATGACCCGCCGCAACGCTCTCACCCGCAAGATGCGCCCCGATCCCGCCGCGATCATGGCGACCGACCTAGCCCGCGATCGCCGTCGCATCCTGGCGCAACCCGTGCCGGATGTGGTGGCCTTGGGTGCGATCGAGGCTGTTATGGATGAAATATTCTGACAATGAAATGGCCTAAAGGTAAATACAACGGTCGAAAAATAGCGGGCATCAGGTTTAAGCTGGCCATCAATGTTTTCAATTGGCAATGGATGCCCCATTACCGCGCAGGCGAAGCAGCATTGTCCTACGATTGCTGGGTTTTCTTTCGCTGGCTGTGCTTCATGATTCACTTTGGCGCTGAATACGAATGATGCTCAGCGTTCCGCGCGTACAATAGGGGCATTCCACCCAGCGCGATCGCCCCATGAGCCACGTACAATACGCCGCCCTTCGCCAGACGTTGCCCGCCCCGACGATCGCAGCAGTCAGCGGCGGCAATCTCAGCGGCAGCGGCACTATTGAGCTTACGTACCAGGGCCGCAACCGCGCAGGCTGGAACCTCCCCACCGCCCTACAGAGCGTCAGTTACACCGCAGGACAACGGATCAGCATCACCATTCCAGCCACGGCACGGGCAGCGGGGGAGGACATTCACGAGTGGACCATCTCGATCGCAGCAACGCCCGGCACGGCTAACAGCATTAGACAGATCGCGATCGTGCAGGCCTACGACAGCGATCAAATCACGCCCCGTAGCTTACCCGCCACCATTTATCTAGACGAGCCCGAGCACATTGTTGTGGGCACTGGGCAGCAGGTGGCGACGTTGGCGGCATTGCCTGTGAGCGATGCGCTGATCAACGGCATGGTGCGCGAGGTGCTGAACATTGGCGATAGCACCGGGCGTATTCTTGAGTATCGGGCCGAGTCAATCGCCACAGCAGACAGCGATACCGTATTCCCAGCAGCGATCGGACGGTGGCACGCGATCCAGGGGTTCAGCACCTACATCACCGATACCTTGGCGGCAGGAGGATGCGATCGCGCTCTCAGTGCCCTAGACCTCGACAAAGTGATCGCACCGCCGCCCTATGCCGTAGACGGCAGCACAGGGACAGCGGTTAGGTATTGGTTCTTCGGCAGCCGCACCGGTGGAGGGCCAGCAACGGCAGAAGGCACGCGGGTGGGGTTGTTGGTTTACGACGGGGGTGTGGAGCGATCGGCCCAGTTCGATGGGCTGTTGAAGTATCGCTTCACGGGCTATGTCGATCCGAGTGATGGCACGATCGACACCTCCGGCATGACGGTCGGGGCTGAGCAGACCTACACATATGGCAAGGCAGGGTCACATGTACTGGAGAAAGATCTTCCGTCGGGTGAGGCAGCAGAGTTTGCTGTGGCCCCTGACTTTTCGCTGGCAGAGGCCGCAGACTTGGTGCAGGGGGCAAAGATTTCGGTGAAGCTGCGGGCCTACACCCAGGCAGGTAGCGTCAACCCACTGCCGGGGTTCTTTGGCAATGCGATCGCGCCTGAGGGTGATCGCCTGCGGGTGGTGCCCGACGGCAGCGGCGTCAAAGTCTTGAGCGGTGCAGCTGCGGTAGGCACCCTAGCATTTCCTGTGGTGGGTGAGCAGCAGGTGGTGGGCCTCGCGGAGAACACGGCGGGGCAGTTCGTGCACGTCAATGGCAATAGCATCGCTTATGTAGACGACGGCGCTCCGGGGCAGCAGGAGGCGATCAGGGCCAAGGTGTCGACGGCAGCGGGGCGATCGGCTGCGGGGGCTGCGAGCAGCTATGCGGTGGTGGGGGCGGGCGATACCCTCACGGTGACGGTGAACCACGGCAGGGTGGTGCGATCGGACTATCCCGAGCCGAGTGGGGCCACGTCGGTGCTGGCGGGCAGTAGCGATGGCACCTTCACGCCGCCGCAAATGGCTGTGTACTTGGAACGACAGTCTGATGGCGAGTTGTGGGAGTACCTGTTCCCTGTGACGGATACGGCCACGCAGGAGGTGACGATCGCGTCGTTGGCCAGTGCCGATGCTATGCCCGCGTCAATCCCGGTTGCGCCATCTGCCAATTACTCGCTGTTTGCCCCAGGCGATGCGTCGCTTGCATCGCCTGCTGGCACTAGCGACCTGACGGCGGGCAGCTACCGGGTGCGCTTCGCCTATGTCTACGACGGCGGACAGGTGACTGCGATCCAGCATGAACCCGAGTCGCCTGTGGGGGATTGGCTGCGCGAGGTCGATGTGACTTTGGCGGAGCTTGCAGCAGGGGCAGGCGCGGGCGGCACTCAACTGCTCTACCGTCTGAGTTCGGCAACGACGGCACCACCTGGGGCGGCTGAGGTGTCATTCAATGATCCGGTGCCGGGTGATGCCTTTGAGATTTATGTCAGCACCACAGCCCAGAACGGCATAGACGCAACCTCATTTCTGGAGCAGCTGCAACCTGCGGCTAAGGTGTTGATCGCCAATCGCTTCGACAATGGCGGCCACGTTTTCTACGACGTGGATTTTGTGTCGGAGGAAGCGGGCTACTATGCGATCGCGGTTTCTGCCATCAGCAGTAGCGGCATGCTGTCGAGCGATGTGGTCGTGGGCTTTGTCTTTGCGGGGACGCCGGGGGCAACAGGGCCAGCGGGACCTACCGGAGCTACAGGCGCGATCGGACCAGCGGGGCCGCCGGGGGCGACGGGGCCACAGGGCGATCCAGGGGCGGGCATCAACCCTAGGGGCGCATACAACGGCTCAACTGCCTACGCTGTGGCAGACTCGGTGAGCTATTTGGGCAGCAGCTACATTGCGATCGCGCCTACAACTGGCAACCTGCCCACAAACACCAGCTTTTGGCAGCTGCTAGCGGAGGCTGGCGAGGATGGGGCAGACGGGGCAACGGGGTCAGTATCATCAGCGTCCACAATTATTTTGGCAGAGCAAGGCAGCACACCAAGCACGCCTGCCAGCGGCAATGTCACCTTTTACGCCAAGACTGATAATTTCTTACATTTTCTTGATGACTTAGGGAATGAGCGGCGCATCCCCTACACCAACATTCAGATCAATTTTCAAACGAACAACTACGTTCTGGCGCTGACCGATGAATATAAGCTGGTGACGCTTTCCAGCGCGGGGGTGATCACGCTGACGGTGCCCACTAACGCCACCGTCGCTTTCCCTGTGGGCACTCAAATTGTCATCAGGCAGGGTGGTGCGGGGCAAATTTCAGTGATAGCGGCAAGTGGGGTAATCATTCAAAGCAAGTCGAGCTACCTCAAGCTGTCGGGCCAGTACTCAGCGGCAACACTCGTCAAGATTGACACCAACACCTGGTGGTTATTTGGAGATTTAGCAGCATGATCCCTATGGCTTATGGAGCAGCAGCAGCTATCCCTGCACTTGGCGATCCGATTTTGGCCACGCCCGATCTGTACTGGTACGCCAACGCTAACTATGAAATATTCCAAAGCAATGGCGGCGCGGCGTCAGGCACGGGCAACCCAGTGGGCTACATCATTACGCGAGGCAGTAGCGCGATCAATGTTGAGCAACTGACCAGTGCGGCTAGACCGACGGCAAGCTTGGTCAATGCCAAGCCCAGCCTGAGTTATGATGGCGGCGACTTCTTTCAGGTAGGCGACAACAACGATTGGAACTTCCTGCATAACACCAATGGCTTTACTGCGGTACTGGCGTTTAAGAAAAACCTCAGCAATCCCGGTAATGTGCTGATGACATTGCTAGACACAGTGGGCATTTCATCAGCCAACATTGGGCTCACTATTTTCTATGACAACCGAGCCGTGGTGCCTGCGGTCGATCGTCTCCGAATCTTTATTGGCCGGGGTGTCTCGGGCGAACCATTGCAGGACAGGCAATCGTTAGACGGGAGGCTTTTTGGCACAGGGCCACATGTCATTGTGGTTCGGTTTGATGGATCGTCATCTCTTAGAGCCAATGTAGACGGCACGCAAGTTATAGCCTTTGATAGCAACAATTTTGGAGTTGCATCGAACGGCGATAGTACATTTCCTCTCAACCTGGCTCGAACCGGCAGTAACTTGTTTTATCTGACCGGCGAAATGCCATTCAAGGCGCTATTCAACCGACGATTGACCGATACTGAGGTGGAAGCGATCGAAGATTATTGGATAGCAGAGCTTGGGATCTAATCTTGGCATCACTTAAAGGCGCGATCGCGGTGTTCATTGCCGCCTACCATTATTGGGCTTGGGGCATTGGGCAGCCCGCCGACTGGGCCGTAAATCTGGCGCAATTTGGGGTGGTGCTGTTCTTTACGATGAGCGGCTATGGTCTAGCCCAGGGCTACCAAGTCCCAGTGAATTGGCGGCGATTTTGGAGAAGGCGGGCACAGCGCATCTTGCCTTGGTTTTGGGTAGCCACGATCGCCACGGTGCTGCTAGCAGGATGGCCTAGCCTGCGATCGCTGGTTCTCAACCTTATCCTACTGTGGCCCATCGTTGACCTGCGTGGCTATATCGCTACCGGGGCATGGGCGATCGGCTGTGAGGCACTGTTTTATGCCTGGTTTTGGCTGTGGGGGCTAGGTGGCTTTAGCCAGTGGACGGGCTGGGCGATCGTGGCGGCGTCTGTGGCTATTGGTTGGGCCATGCTGAGCCCTGACTACACACTGGCGGTGCAGTGGGCGGCGTGGATCAATCCCACGGTGCAGGCCTCGGCATTCTTCGCTGGTGCCCTGCTGGTGCCTCGTCTGAGCGCTAGCTGGGTATGGCCTTTGTCGTGGCTGGCGCTGTGTCTGCTAGTGCCGACGCCTTGGGCTATCTCCTGGCTGCGGCCTCTACTCATTGTGGCGGGGTGTGGCCTGGTGGCAGCCTTGGTGAAGTGGCGATCGCCCGCCGATATCCTAGGCAAATATAGCTACCAGATCTATTTACTTCATCCCATAGTCTGGAACTTATTGATTCTATGACGCTTGATCGCACTGCCAAAGAACTAACGGATCTAGTACAGCAAGCCTCCACAGTGCGGCAGTCATCTGCTCCTAGCGGTGGGAATGCGGGCACCACCATCTCGCTACGGTTCAACGGGCGACCATTCCAGGCGCGGTGCCTCAGTGCGATCGCGCCTGGACCAGTGGTCGCAGTGCTTACGACGACGGGTTGGGCTTGCATGCCTGTGGCAGCAACTCGGTTACTGGGCGTGCGCGAGGTCGAGTCTAGGCAACGACGGGGCGGCAGTGTGCCCGTTAAGATGATCATCTTTAGCTTCATTATTCGCCGAAATAGCGATAACAGGCTATTCCTGGCTAAGGGCCTGGATATTGGGGACCGGGCACCGATCGCGGCTGAAATGATGCAAGATTTGGGCGGCAGCGTGGCAGGTAGTGCAATCGTGCTAACGGTGGCGTATCAAGACCCTGCATTTTCTGTGGGCGCAGTCACATCGGCTATCGAGCCATTTGAGGCGCGATTTTTTGAAGGGATATACCCCGAGAGTGTGGCCACGTCCGAAATATTAAACAGTGACTTTGCCGCCAATTTTTCCAACAACAACGTCACTCCGGGGGGCTTTTGGCTGCACGAAGGGGCATGGGGCCAAGCTGCGTTTTCGTTTGGGGGTTTAGACCTGAACGATTTCCAAATCCAAAGCTTTGATGCCTCTGGCATTGTCAGCGTGAGCACGGCAGATAACCCCGAAGGCTCAGCGATTTCAGGCAATCCAGTAAGAAGCTACATCCTCCCAACGGTGCGGCTGCAACCTGGTGAAAGCACTGTAACCGTAAACGGTCGATCGCTGATTTGCAAAAACGATCTATCAGCCGCTATCTATTCTCTAGATGGCCTAGAAGGTAAATACTACGACGGCAGCCATCGCGACTTGATCCGAGGTGCTAACGTTCCCGGGATTGATGCACTTGGCACATCGGGCAGCACCAATTGGCAGGGCGATCGCATTTACCTGTTTGCCAATAACGCCGTCACCATTTTCGGCATCAATACGACAATCCCCTCGATCGAGCGTATTGCCGTTATCCCGGTGCAACTGCCTGTCGTTCCAGACGGACATAGTATCCAAATCGCCAAATGTGAATTCATAGAAGAGTAACCCATGGCAAACGATCGCAGCCTCGGCGTCCAAATCGACGAAAAAGAACTTGCCAGCATTGTGCGCCAGCTCAACCAAACCGCGATCGACATTGGGCAGCCCGCGATCGCCCGTGAGATTCGGCAGGTGGTGCTCGCTGATGTTGATGAGCGCTTTGCCTCGGCACCCTCGGTGGAGTCAGGCGGCGTGGTCTACGGCGGGGTGTACTGGCCGCCGCTGAGCCCTAGCTATTTGGCTCGGAGACCAGAGCGATCGGGCGGACAACTGCTGCGCGATACCGGTGAGCTAGAGCAATCATTCACAGGTAATGGGGCGGTGTTCCAGTCAGGCGCTGATGAGGTAGTGGTGGGAACCTCCCTACCCAAGGCGCGCGGGCTGCACGGTGGGGTGTTCTGGGGTGTGTCGAAACCTGATCTGGCTAGACCGATCCTGTTCGTGCACGATGCTCTAGCTGATGACGTAGTGGAGGCGATCGCGCTGGCCTTTGATAGGTTGCAGCGGAAGTCGTAGGAAGGGTGCAGGGAGTGCGAGGGGTGCAGGGGTCGAAATGCGATTTTTTTCGTGTGATCGCATTCCATTTTTTTGGAGAGCACACACCCCTTTTTTTTGAGCTTTTTTGGCCTGCACCCCCTGCACCCTTTGCACCCTATTAAGGGACAGTGACAAGACCGTGCGATCGCGTAGCCGGTGGCGGGCATATTCCTGATGTGGGCAGCAGTGCCCGAATGATGATGGTTCGATGAATGCTGAGCAAAGCATTCGGAACCTAGAAGGCTGCGATGTAACTATTGGAATTATTAAAGGTCTAACTATGTTGAAGCGATTGATCTTGCCTCTAGCCTTAGCCGCCACAACCGCCGCCGTGTTGCCAGCTCATGCCCAGGTCACTGACTGCGGCATGTCTGTGATGGTGCTGCCCAATGGCGAGTGCTTGGACATGGACTACATCACGGTGCTGGGTGCTAGCCGTCGCAACGTTGGACAGGCCAATGCCATCTATAACGAACTGTTTGACACCAACGTCAGGATCGAGATGATCTACAGCGAGTTCCCTCAGCTAGACAATGAAACTGAGGAAGAACGCCGGGAGCGCTACGAGTCGCTTTTGCGGGTTAGAGATGGCAGGGACGCAGTAGCCGCATCAGGGCAGAGCGTCGAAGATAAGCTATTCCCTCTGCATGTGCGGGCAATGAATGCTGTTGGCCGAGCCTACCGTTAGCGACCGCGGACTCAAAGCAAAGCCCCTGGCAGAGTTGTTCTACCAGGGGCTTTGCTTTAGAAGGATTAGCCCTGAGCATTCATTGAGCTAGATTCCATTGCCGCTAAATCGCTGTCTAATGTGCGGCGATCGTAAGGGTAGAGTGGTCCGTACTGCCTAGCCCACTGCTGGAACTCAGCGACTCCGCCATCATCTAGTCGAGTAGGGATGATTTTGGGTGCTCCATTGTCAAAGCAGAACAGGCCAAACCGTACATCAATCCATACCCATTCAATTGGAACCATCTCGCCGCCAACATGCCGACGCCGCACCACGTTAAAGGGCAATATTGATTTGACTTCGCTTTTCCAGTTGTTTTCGCCAATGGGCAGTCGTCCGATCGCCACGCAGTATGCTTTGTAGCAGGAATACAGCCAATCGATCGGCACAGGTTGCCGTGCCCCCTTGATGTCGGCAGGCTTCAAGCACTCGTCAATGAATGCCCAAGTGCTGCTGACATCGGGCTTAGGCGTCGGCACTGTCTCGGGCTGCGGGGCCGCGGCGATCGGTGGACTGCTATGTCCAAGCGCCGCTGACACCAGCGCCGGGTCAATCAACGCGAGTTTGTAGGCAAGGTCTAAGGATCGTTCTCTAGATCGCGATAGTTCTAGCTCTAGGCAGAAAGGCGCTAGGTCATCACGATGGGCGGGAAGTGATTGTTGCATCTGTCGCTCACACTCTAGGAAGTATTTGCGAATCTCCCTGCCCTTGTCTGTGCCTGCCATCATGCCCAGTGACTTGAAACAGTCAACAGTCAGAATGATGTGTTCGCTAGGACGCCCACCAGTAGAGCTTTTTACCCCTTTGGGTAGGAAATCAAAACCACTCTCAAAATTGTTTTTTAGCTTCTCTGTGGCCTTTTGCTTAGTACAGTAACCGAGCCACTGCCAAGCATCGTCAATATCCACAGGAAACTGGTCTTCAGATTGAACCAGTGCCAACGCCAAATCATGCGAAAATTCCATCAGGCTTTCCTTTGTGTTTACTACGGGGATAGGTCTAAGGCGATCGCTTTGCTTTCGAGGGCAGCGATCGCCTCCACTAACTACTGACATCAACACTTTGCCCTACCCACTCCAGCAGCTCTCCTGGCTGCACTTCGTAGGCATTGCAAATCTTGTCAAGCACCGATGATCGCGGCAACTGTTCAGGCTTGTTGTACAGGTCGTAGGCGGTGCGCTGGGCGATCCCAACATCCTGTCTAAACTTGTACGGCGTAATACCTCGAGCATCAACGAACTCCTTGATCCTGTTTTTTACCGCCATTCCATGGCCTTCCTCGGCATTACTATCATGCTAATAGTAGCATTAATCTCGGAATGGTCGCAAATTATCTCTTGAATGATACGGCGGTATGATTGGGGCATCGTTACTCCCACGGAATGCCATGCTGCCCAATGCCCTGCGTGATCGCCCGATGGAGGCACTGGCCGAGCACTTGAAGGCATCACTGAACGATCGCCTGTGGGCCATCTTCGACGAGGCCGATCAGCCCAGGGAGGATGCCTGCCGGGTAGCGGTACCCTATCGCCCCGATTTGCTGAGCACTAAGGTCTATCCACTGATCAGCTGCTACCGCACCGGGCGGGTGAACGTGAGCGAGGATAGGTGGCGGGGTGAGCTGCGCTGGCACATGCCGATGGCTACCAACCAGCAGTCTGAGCAACAGCACTACCTTTACTGGGTAGAGAAATCTATGGTTGATATTCTTGACTTGTATCAGGACGCTGAAGAGCCCTGCATCATTGTTGACATGTCGGTGCTGCGATCGACCCTGGGATATTTGACAGTGACCAGGGGCAACCCGCAGACGGCTCTATCATTCCCTACAGTGCAAATAGATTTTGAGTTTATAGATCTAGAAAGCAAGTATGGGGTTGGCAGCTAATCAATATCCTTGCTGTGATTGAATTGTGACTCTTTTGAACTTTAGTGCCGCCTACCCATGGCGGCTTTTTATTGGCCATAGGGTGCAGGGGGTGCGAGGGGTGCAGGGGTCGAAATGCGATTTTTTTCGAGTGATCGCATTCCATTTTTTTCGCTCGCACACACTCCCTTTTTTTTGCGTTTCAAGGGTCGCACCCCATGCACCCCTCGCACCCACGATACGGCGGTATGATTGGGGCACCGTACCGCGATCGATATGGACTCTGTATTTACCCCGCATCTACGCTTTGCCGACGAGCTACTCATCCCGATCGCAGAGATTGAAGCCGCGCAGCAGCAAGTAGAGGACTCAGCCACCGCCGCGATCATGGCGGCCATTGAGGAGGAGACCCAGGGGCTATTGCAGCGGGTTGAGCAGGCGCTACTCGACGGCGATGTGGGTGCGATCAACATGGCGCGATGGCCACTGGCGGGGCGGCTAGCGCGAGCGATCGTGGGGCTATGGGGCGGTGGCTTTGACGCGGGCGCGAGGCAGGGGCTTGAGGAGATGCGTGCGGCGGTGGAGGAGGTGCGATCGTTCGTGCACCGCTTTGCCCTGGCTGATGACGCGCGGCGGGTGCTGACACTGGAGCCACAGCAGTTAGTCAACAGCGATGCAGTAGACGCCGTGGTGGGCAGGGCGAACTTGCTGGCGGGTGATTTCAGCGACGATGTGTTTACGAGGTTGAAGGGTGATCTGACTGCTGCGATCGTGCCTCAGCCTGGGACGGGCGAACCGATCGCGCGGCCAGAGTTGCTGCGGCGGATTCAGAGCACCTTGGGCGTGGCAAAGGGCAGGGCCACGACGATCGCACGCACCGAGACAACCTATGCCTACAACACGGGGCGCATGGCGAGTTTCAACGACTCGGAGCTCGTTGACTACGTGCGCGTGATCGCAATTCGTGACCGGCGCACCTCTGACGTGTGCCAGTCCAGAGACGGGTTGGTCGTGCCCAAGGGTGAACTGGCGACGATTGGGGGCCCGCCTCCGTGGCACTACCGCTGCCGAACCACCATTGGGGCGGTGATGTCGCAGTTGTCGCGGTTCAAGGCGATGGTCGCAGACCCGGCAAATGACCCGGCGAACCGTGCGATCGCGCCTTTGCCGAAGGGATGGCGCACGACTGGCGAGGCAATTAAATCTGAGGCCAGCGGGAGGGTAACGGCACAGACAGAGCCCAAGGCGATCAAGGCCAATATCATGAGCCCCATTGATCGCAGGGCCCCAGGGGCTGCCCAGCAAGCTGAGAAACGACAGCAGCAGGTTGGGAAACTCTACGACAAACTCGCGACAGGGCGGCTAAAGCCGGGGGATGGCGACGACGATCGCACTGTGAAGGGCAAGATGGGCGCACTTAATGCCCTTAGCGATGCCCAGAACCCCAAGGTGGGTCTAGCCGCTACCCGCAACGACGCGGGCGAATACACCGGGTTCTTGAGCTTTAAGGCGGGGCGGCGTGAGGTAGAAATCGAGAACCTTGGCACAGACGGCACGCAGCCAGGCTCAGGGCGTGCGCTGTTTCGGCAGGTGGCGGAATACGCAGCCAGGGAGGGGAAGGGCCTCGTTGTCGCGCCTGTACCTGATGCGATTGGGTTTTACGAACGCATGGGGATGAGGAAGGTTAGCGAAGGGGCGTTGGAACTTAGCCCTGAAGAGGTGCAAGCGTTGATTCAGGGCAAGGCAGCCCAGCAAAGTCAAGGGAGCAAAAAAGATGTTCAGTTTGATTCGTGGACTGATAGGCCGGGACCGCAAGCTGCGAGTGGCATCATCACAAGAGCTAAGCGGCGTAAGGCAATGATGGACACAGAGTTGCCCATCATTGATCAAGAGCTTGATAGGTTAGATTCTGTGATTGAAGATCACAGGGTTAGATACGATGAATTCAGGGCCAATAATCCGGGGTTATCGCGGGAAGAACGCCTTAATTCCCCTATAGCAAAGGAGGGTGAGAAGCTTTATGCAGAGCGCACCGAGTTAGAGAAGCGAATTGAAAAGATTAGCAACGATGGCACAGCTTCTGAAGGCATCCTTGCTGGGGTTGGGTCTATTCCTGCCAAGATAAGATCTACGCTAGAAAAGCGTGATCGCGCCGTGAGAAAGGATGCAGCCGAAGCTCAAGCTGAAATCAAAAGACTTGAACTAGAGATAGCATTGTCCATTGATCGAGATGGATTTGGCGGTGGCGATGTGGAAGGCCGTATCGCTAGACGTAGCCGAATGAATGAATTGATCACTGAGAACAAGCTAAGGTTTGGCGACAAAGATGGAATAGCCGCAATGGCAGATCTGAGAGATCAACTGCTACGACGAGGGACGGGGCAAGTCGTAAATCCAAGCTTTGATCTGCCGTCTAGACTGAAACCACTACAGCAAGATTTTGCGGATACATTCAACGAGTTTGTTCAACTAACTAATGGCAGGGGTGGCCGTAGCCTTAAGAAGGTTGCTTATACAGGCGATCGCGCTTCAGCCAGCCAGAACGGATATTTGAACGTTGGGGCCAGCTCCAATGGGGTTGATCGTCCTGTTATGTTTCATGAGATGGGGCATCACGTTGAGTTTGAGTCAAAAACTCTTAGGGACAGAGCTAACGCCATCATCAGATCCCGCTCAACAGCAGAAGCCCCACAACAATTGCCGGGGTACGAAAAGGGAGAGGTAGCCTTCCCTAACCACTGGAGCAGCGCGTACACTGCTAAGTCGTACTCTGATAAGAGTACAGAGGTTTATTCTATGGGCTTACAGCACTTTACCTCTCCGCAAGATATGTGGCGGCTTTATTTAGAGGATAAAGAGCATTTTTTTATCACGATGGGGATTTTTGCGGATGATTAAATATCAATTGGCTCAAGATGTCGTGGTCACCATTGATAGCCCTACACCGAATACCCCCGCAAGACTTGATTGGACTGGCCCAAATAACGAAATTGACAAAATAAAGCAATTTTTGGCGGGGCAGTATGGCCCAAATGGTCGATTCTTTAACCCTGATATTGATACCCCCGTAGCATTGCACTCAATATTGATGGCAAATCGTGGGTACACCGAATCCCGATTGGTTGAAGGGTCTGCGCCGCCCTTGCCACAGTCAGAGTTGCCCGACGGCTCAATAATATAGGAAGTTTTTTACAGACCTAATCCTCTGGGAATATTTCATCCCATTGCAGCTTCAGTTCCCGGCGCATGGCTGCCAGTATCTCAAGAGATTCGCGGAACTGCTTGCCGCGAGTTTCCCTATACGATCGCCTGCCGTAGACTGTTCGCCGCAACGCTTTGCTTGATATGTTGAGTCGATTGGCTAGCGCTTCGTCGCTGATGCCGCGATCAAGTTGAGCCTGGCGCAGTCGCTGAATTGGATCGAGTTCTGGGGGCTGGGCGGTCATGGGCAGATATGTTTTGTGTCTAGTTTACCTCAATGAATAATTACTGTACCCAAATTGGGCCAATGCGTTCCGTGCATGGAATGGCACGGGTAGGCTTGGGGGTAGAAACCCTTGTGTGTTCTATAGATGCCTACTGCACTCGCCACAGAACCCCGTCGCAATGAGGACGCATTCCTTTATCTAAAGACGGAAGCCGAACAGGTTGACGACGGGGTTTTGGTCCCTGCCCTGCTGTTCACCGAAGGCGATTTTGTCGATGCTACGGGCAAGCCAGGAAAATACACCAAGACAGACCTCGATCGCATCGTGCGCGCGACCCGCAAGTATTACAGCGCTGGCGACGACATCCCCATCTTCGAAAGCAACCACGACCTAGGCGGCGGTGGGTACAGAAACGCCGACAAGATCGGCAAGCTAGCCGTAGACGAAGGGTTGTCGGTTGACCAGATCACCACCGAGAATTTGCCTGACCCACGGCTTACTGACCTTGTGGGTCGCTACGGCATTTTCGGCAACGGCTTGATCACTCGCACTGACGCGGTGCAGCGCTACAGCCAGAAACTTATCAAGCCCCTATCGATCGCATTTGACCCCAGCGGCGGTCGCACCAACGGCAACAAATGGTCTGTGTTTGAGGTGTCAGCAGTGCCCTGGGGAGCGGTGCGTGGCGCGATGTTTTTCTCTAAATACTTTCCCGAGGAATCTGTCGCCCGTTTTGCTCTGACGCTTGACGGCGCAATGGCCGAGAGCAAGGGTCGTTACGACGACCCGATGGATGAAAGAACGGGGCAGGCGTTGATGGTTTTCAACGATGTCCTGAGAAACATTCGCAACACCACGGATGACGAGTTGCAGGGCCGATCGCGCGACGGCTTGACCCGGCAGGCGATCGCGGATCTGAGCGCAAAGCTGACTGAAATGTTGGGAGTTGCAGCGCCAGAATTGCCGCCTGTGACACTGAGTAAATTTATCCAGGAGGGAACCACCGCCATGACTACCGATAACAAAGCCACCGAAGACAACAAGCCCAAGAACGAAGCTACCACGACCGAGCCGCCCAAGGCTGAAACCGTAGACATTGCGGGGCTGATGAAGCGCATTGATGAGCTAGAGGCTAAGGCCAAGCAGCAGGAGAACCGTGCTGAGGAAGCCGAGCAAGTAGTGGCACACCTCAAAGCCGAGGGCGAGTCGCTGAAGTTTGAGCGCAAGGTGAGCGATCGCGTCACCCGCCTTTACGCCAAAGCACAGAAGCTTTTGAGCGTTGGCAAGATCAAGCCCGCTGCCTTTGCCGAATGGTTCCCTGAAACCGAATCGACCGCCGATGCCGTGGTGCGCTTTAGCCAAGCGATCCAGTCTGAAGAAACCCAGGGCGATCCGCTCGACGAAATTGAAGCCGCGCTGAAATACGCCGACAAATATGCTGAGCCGGTTCGCTTTGGTAGCTTCATGGGCCAGCAGGCGATCGGCGACAATCCCCTGCGCGATAAAGACGAAATTAGCGAGGCTGACCAGGCCAAAGTTAATGCCGTCGTGAAATCCGCCGCCGCTAAGCGCTACTACTAGACCGAGCGATCGCCCTTTTCCCTGACCAATGAATGACTTTGCCGTAGGAGGCTGAAACTGTGGCCGTTAATTTGATTCAATCGACTGGCAGCTTTGCCCAAGAGGATGTGATCGTGGCCTCCGACGCTGGGCTATTGTCGCGACGCGGGTTGACCGTAGACCCTGACAAGATCGCAGCCGATGCTGGCGGCAAAAAGATTATTCGCCCTGGCACCATTCTCTACAAAATTGAAGGCGCGACAAAGCACCGCGTGGGTCTGCGGGCCAAGCTTGCGGCGGCGGTCACATCTGGCGCAACCACGGCGCTGAACTTGGGCGAGATTGGCATCTCTTACAAGACCAAAGCCGCTCAATACTTTGCACCCGGTGACGTGATCAAGGTGCTGCGACCTTACGCCACCCTTACCCTCGCAGGCACTTGGGCCGCTGACGACGAGATCACCGTCACCGTGAACGGTCAATCAAAAGTCATCATTGCCGGGTCTACCACCCTCGCCACGATCGCAACCAATGTTGCCACCGCTATCAATGGCGATGGGGCACTGAGCACTGTTGTCGAGGCGATCGCAGCCGGTGCAGTAGTTAGTTTGTTCAGCCGCACCCTAGAAGCTTTCGAGGTCTTAGCGACCGATGACGGCGCGGGCACGGTTACGGCATCGGCGGTCACACCTGGCGGGGCAACCGTCGGCACGATCGACGCAAACGGGGTGAATGCTACTACTGGCCTCGTCACTCTGGCCGCAGCAGCTGCGGTGAGTCTGCCTATCGGCGCTCCTGTTGGTGTCGCTGAGGGCAAGCCCTGGGGGCTGATTCTTGAAGCTCATGACGCTGGCAAGTTCGACAACGATATTGCCGGGTTCACAGGCGCTGCGGTCTACGGCGATCGGCTTCCCTATTGGGATAGCGATATCGCTAAGTCCTTAGGCCAAATTTATTTCGTTTAGGGCCTCCTTTCGGCCACGTTCTCTACTTTTGATTGGAGGCTTTGATGGTTTCTTCGTTTGTCGATTTTTATACTCGAAACACTCGCCTTGTGGGTGCTGCGGTCAATAATACCGATCGCGAACTCATGGAGAGTACCGCGCCCCTAGATGCCTTGTTCCCTATCACTTCATACCAGAGCACCGAATTGCTGCTGCTGAAAATGCAGGGCAATATCACGGTGGCTTCAATCGTAGCTCCAGACCAGGAATTGCCTAACGATGACGGCAATTTCACCCTAACCGAAGAGCTGTTGGGTCGTACTTTGATCGGTAAACAGCATGTGTTTCTAGACAAGGAATACGAAGGCCTCGAGAAGATGCGGGTTTACTTGGCAGCCGGCGGGGCGCAGGGCGCGGCGGTTGTTACGGCATATGAGAAATATCTCTATGGCCTTGCAGCAGACATGCCCGCTGCGATCAATGCCAAGCATCTGATCCTGCTGATGCAGGTGATGACCACGGGCCGTTGTGAGTACACAGACCCGCTGACTGAACTGCGGGTAGAAATGACTTACCAGGATCGCGTCGCTGACTTGTTTCCTGCGGCACTCACCGGCACTGCTCGATGGAGCCAGCCCACCACGGCTACGGGGTTGACCGATCTAGACAACCTCAGCGAAGAGTGGCGCGACATTCACGGTTCAAAGCCGACATGGATGCTGGCCCACTACGACGACCTCCGCAATTTGGCCAACCAGGCTTTTACTAAGCAAGCCTTGGGCGCAATGAGTGGCACGCAGTCAGACCAAAACAACTCTCTGTACCTCGCCGTTTCGTACGATCGCAATTCACTGGAGCTTGCCCCAGGGCCATTGCTCGAACTGATCCAGGCGCGCACCGGGGTGTCTCGAGTGCTGATCGTTGACGCTAAATACGCCGAAACGACCAAAGCTGGGATCAAGCGGACCGAGTATTACCTACCTGAGCACTATATCTGCTTTGGCGATGAGATGGGCATGTACGAGCGCGCACGCGTGCCGTTTAAGGAAAACAACTTTGCCCCTGGCATCTACGTTGCGACCAAGCAGCTAGACGACGCGCCCCTGCGTGAGCGCCTTGCCGGGATGTCGGCGGGTGTGCCCTTTGTCCGCGATGGTCGTTACTTGAGCGCTCAGAAGATCGATGGTGACGCCTAAACTCCCAGACCCAGTTGATTACGAGGTGACGGCAGCGGGTGTGGGTCGCCCAATACTGGGCAGCCGCTACCGTGAAGTGGGAACCGCGATCCGGGGCAACCCTGCGCTATATGGCCCCTACGTCACCTCGGGGCATCTGGCAATCAAGACGGCACTCGTAGAGTCAGTGGCACCAAAACCAACACGGCAGAGGCGCATAAGTGAAGTACACGACGATCGACGAACTGAACCGACGCCTTGACGGTCGCCTGAAGATTGGCGGCAACGTCAGCAGCTTGGGCGAGACCACGATCACCGGCGATCTGGTGATCCAGGTCGTCGAGCAGGTCGAGGACTTGATCGACGGACTGCTGCGCCGACGATATCAACTGCCACTCGCGGGCACCCACCCATTTCTCGCGGGCATTGTCGAAAAGGGTTGTGCCTGTCAGTTGTTGGCCCAGTATTTCGTGGGGCAATCGCCGTCTGAATCACCGACAGGTGATGGAGCCGTGTGCGCTGATTACCGCCGCGATCTGAAGTTGCTAGAGATGATCGCGCTGGATGGCGAGCTGCTGGCAGACCCGACTGCGAATCAGAAGGGCTTGGAGTGGGGCAGCATCCAGTCGGGGCCAAGGAACGATCCGACGCAAACGGTGGTGTGGTAGGCGATGACTCGACGTGAGGCGCTGTTTTTTGTGGGTGTTGCGATCGCCTATTCAATTTTTGAACTGAGGCGCATTGCTTTGGCGAAGCAGAAAAGGTCTGGCAGTGGTCGGAGGCAGATGCGCCCATGAGTTTTACCCCAGGGCCACAGAGCGAGGAAGAAAAGCGGCGGCTACAGCCCCTTGGCGGGTGGCGGTGGCGTCTAACTCGCGTGCTGCACTATCCCCGGTTTGTGGCGCAGAAAGTGCGATCGCGCTGGGTTGAGCTGAGGGACATCAGATGGCGGTAGTTGTAGCTCGGCTCATCCCAGGCGTAACCATCGTCGGCGGCGGTTCCAGCTTTGCCCTCGATGGCCAAGTCACCCCCGCAGAGACAAGCGCCACGTTTACCCAAGCAGCCTTCACTGTCTATGGTGCGGCGTTCCTCAGCCCTAGCAGCACGCCGACGGGGGCAGCGGTTGAGGCGGGGACTGGGGCGGTGGCAGTGACATCGGGAAGTGCGATCGCCTCGATAGGTTTTACCGGGCTATCAGCGGGCACTACTTACGATTTCTACTTTGCAGGCAAAAATGCAGCGGGGCAATACACCGCTGTCACCAAGATTACCGCGACGACCAGCGGTAGCAGTGGAGTGCCGGGGATAATCCCAGTTGATAGCGCCGCGCTGCTGATTCAGTCTGACGCAATTACCTTTGTGTCAGGTGCGGCAACGTTCTTGGCTGACATTGCGGGATCACAATCAGTCGCCAACGATGTTGTTTTTGCCAGTAGAACTTCTCTAGATATTGGTTCCGCGATCGCAATTGCCGCATCTGATGCGATTAATTTTGCGCCCAGTTTTGTGGCTTTTGGGGTTAACTCGGCCACTGGATCGGCTTTAAGTGATGACCCATTCCTTGGATCTGGTGTCTTAGGCTTTTTGCCTGATTCTGCGGCGGCCTCTGCTCAATCTAGTGACCCATTCTTTACATCTGGAGGGGTTGCGTTACAGGTTGATTCGGCTGAATCAATCACATCTTCGATAGACCCAGCATTTGTCCCTGGGGCGATTGATTTCGTTGCTAATTCTGCCTTGGCTTCTACCTCGGCTGATGACATAGTGCTTGCCACTGTGGGAGATGGAAATGTTTGGGTAGCTCCAGTCATGGTTGCAACTCAAACTCTTTAACTAATTCAAGGTGAAACAATGGCAAGTAAAGTTTATCCAAAAGCTATAGAACTCCTGAATGCAGGAACTCTCAACTGGACAGCAGACACTATTAGAATTCTTCTAGTTAATGCGTCTGGAAGTTACAACAGAACCCACGGGTTTGTGAGTGCCGTTGTAGCCAATGAACTATCAGGCGGCTCCTACGCTCGACAAACTTTAGGAACCAAAACAAGTGCTGATAATGGCACCGACAAATGGATTTTTGACGCCGCCGACGTTACGTTTACAGCTGTTGCAGGAGGGCAAACCGCAGCCGCTGCCATTGTCTACAAGTTTATTACAAACGATGCAGCCAGCCCAGTATTGGCGTTCTTAGATGGAGTCGATGTCGTCGCTAATGGTGGCGACATTACGGTTCAGTTTGCGGCAACTGGTGTCTTTAATCTTGCGTACTAATTATGACCACACGAATTAATAGTGCAACAGACGCCTATCGGTTAAACGAAGCCGACGTATTGGGCAATGGTAAGGACGATACTACATCGGCGAATGCGGGGCGATCGGTAATACTTGATGTAGAGGCAGGGTTAGCTTCTACTACGACTGCCACCGATGGAGATCTAAGAGTAGTTGACACTGTTGCGGAGGCGCTATCGGCTGACCCTACGGCTAACACGACAGGTAATGCCACGCTGAAGTATAGTCGCGCATTCCTGTTGCGGTGGCTAGTTAAGTTGATCCAGCCGCTAGCGGGGGCCGTTGCTGGGGGTAGGGTACAGGTTGATATTGTTAATGCCTCTACGCTTGCTGTTAGTGGGCCTTTGACAAACACAGAGCTAAGAGCCACGCCTGTTCCAGTCTCAGGCAATGTGACAGCGAATACCGGGCTGGCTCAACCCCTGACTGATACCCAGATACGGGCCACACCATTACCCATCAGCGGCACTGTCAGCACTGGCTTGTCTCAGCCCTTGACCGACGCTCAAGCCAGGGCCACGCCATTGCCTGTAAGCGGGACGGTGACGGCCAACACCGGGCTAAGCCAGCCTTTGACCGATACACAGCTCAGGGCGACTCCGTTGCCCGTCAGTGGCACTGTGAGCACGGGGTTAACCCAGCCATTGACTGATGCTCAACTCAGAGCGACACCGATCCCTGTCAGTGGCACGGTCAGTACAGGACTAAATCAACCCCTTACAGACGCCCAGCTTAGGGCCACGCCGCTACCAGTGAGTGGCACCGTGAGCACTGGCCTAGCTCAACCGTTAACCGACGCACAGCTAAGAGCCGCCGCACTTACCGTTTTGGTCTCCAGCGCTGCCCCTGAAGGTCGCACGATCAACACGACGACAGCCAACCTCCAGGCCACCGACGCCGGGGCCATCATCTACTACGACAACGTCGCGGACGGGAACATCACCATCCCGATCGCAACAATTGCGGCCCGCGAGACCGTGCAGATTATGCAGATCAACACGGGCAAGGCCACGCTAGTAGCGGGCACTGGGGCAACCCTAAGAATCCCCACCCACCCCAACTCACCGACGACTAACTACGTGGCAAGGACTGAGGGCCGCTATGCCACGATTACAGTCTTTCACCGGGGCAGTGAGGAGTTTGTGGTGGGTGGTCGTTTAGGGGTCGTCTAATGGCTAGAAACTCGTTCTTAGTACCAGCGATCGCCCATCGGCGGCTGATTCGACCTAAGGTGAATCTGGCACCTGAGGTCGTGAACATTGCCGCTGCAACCTACTTGCTGAGCGGGTCAGACTTGGGGAAAGTCCTCGATGTTTCGTCCACCTGCGCGATCACAATACCTAACTCAACCTTTAGCAGCCAAGACCAGATTCTGTTGCTGCAAAGTGGCACGGGCACGGTAAGTTTTACCGCTGAGTCTGGACTGACGTTGCTTACTTACCCTTTAGGCGGTTTAGCTCAGATCCCAGGCCGCTGGCAGTATGTTGTGCTGCGGTTCCTGAGCCCTACTTTGTGTGTGGTGACAAAGATTCTACCCACCTACACAATGACCATCCAAGACCAGGCTGCGGGGACAGGACTTATCCAGGGCAGAACCCCCGACACGACCAGCGCTGGTACTACATGGACAAATGTAAACGCTGATGCCACGGTGTCAGCGTTCAACGGCTATTTTGGCGCAACCAATTCAGCGGCGGCAAACTCTTCCTTTTTCGCTGTCATCGCGTATCCAGAAGCCAAGGCGATCAAGATTACTCAGGGGATGCAATGGCGACTTACTTCAACTACCATCCCCATCGGAATATTCTTTGACTATATCGACGCCAACAACTATAGAGAAGTTACTCAAACAAGAGACGGCACAGTCCAGCTGCGCACTATCGTTGCTGGTGCCGTAACCGTTGTGGCCACGGGCGCGGCTCCAAGTACTAACATCAACACCACCGTTACCGGAGTGCTAGAACTAAGTGCAAGTGGGGCTGTGTATCGATTTGGTGGAACAGCTTATATAACCTACACCGCAGAGAATTTTGCCAACATCAACAGGGTTGCTGGGTTTAGAACTCGGGCTGCTGTGGATAGAGTTTTGAACTGGCGATTGGAGATCTTGAGATGATCTATTCCACAGACTTCACTGCGTTTAATGGTGGCCCTGTGGGTGCTCCATTCGTCGGTGATCTGGCAAGCACTAACGTTATGGGTGGGCAGGTTTATTTTACGTCTGCGTCGAAAGGAATTGCTTACAACGCAAAGCAAAGAAGTTACGCGGTACAAGTGACCTGGACACCTGCTCTGGGCAGTTCAATCGTTCAATTATTTTGCCGAAACTACACAGGCGCAAGCGACGATGATTACATAGCGATGCGTGTCGATTCAGGTGCCGATACAGTGTCGCTTAGGTTTGACGACAGGCGCACTTCAGAAATCACTGTAGACTCAAAAAGTTTTACGTTCAATGCAGACACAGCCTATGTATTGAAATTAGTTGCCCGTGGGCGATTCATTGAAGCTTACGTTAACGGTGTTCTGCAACTGAACTTCAGGACAGCAATGAATCAGTACGGGTCTTATGTAGGGTTTCGCACTTTGGCAGGCAGTGATCTTTTTGGTAGATTCACAAGCTTTTCTGTGTCTACTGCTAGATCAACGAATAATGATTTTTGGAACCCTGAATTCCCAAAGCTAACTAAGCATCCAAGCAACCCTATATTTTCGGGAGCGGCCCAGGTCGGCTTTGACGCGTTTTTGAACTTCAGCGTAATCAAATGCACCGACCTGGGCATCACGCCCTTAGTTGCTGGTCAGCCCTACCAAGCCTACTACAGCAAAGACCACGCAGCAGGCACGGAGAAAGGGGGGACGTTCGTTGCCACAGCCCCGACACCGCTGGGGCCTTGGACTCGGTTCGGGTCAGCAACGACACCGTACTACGCGCCCCCCGATGCGGGCTACCAGCAGTGTGAAACACCTGTGGTGATCAAGGACCCGATCACCGGGGATTTGATTATGATCCACCAAGCTCTGGGTAGCAATTTTTCGGGGGTGAGCCAGGGCAGTTTGATGGCACGCGCAGGCAGTAACCAGGTATTCAGTTTTGCCGGATTAGTGTTGCCGCCCTCCATCAACGACAACATCAGAGATCGCGGCCACACAGGTTACTTCAAGTTCTACGGCAGAGACTCCAGCGGCTATTGGTGGGGTAACGGCTACCTCGGCACCAGGACGGGTGGCAATGGCGCATTTAGAGAGGCGGGTAGGCGAGGAGTGTGGAAGATTTCGCCCGACTTCACGGTCTGGAAACTGTGGGCAGAAGAAGAAGAGCCTGGCACTGAAGCCGGAAAGTTCTACACTTCGGGCCAGCCGCTAATTTACAAAAACGAACCCTATGTGATTTCCTCTGCGGTTGAGCAAGTCGGGGCGGGGCAGTTCGATGTCCGAGGGGAGTTACGCCTATTCAAAATGAACTCAGGCATGACGGGGCCGAGGCCAGGTTCGGTGAGCATCATTGACACCTCCCCAACATCGCCAGAGTACCAATCCTGGGAAGGGGCTAGCGACAATATTGGATGCTGCGGCATTTTTGTGGAAACCTCAAACCCTACAAAAGATACTCTTTATGTTTACTACAGCGTTTCCCGCAGTCCTACGAAAATGGGGGTGGCCTATGTCGATCTTCCCAAAGGTCACGCGCAGGGGCCGCAGGGAACGTTCAAACCCATTCAGCGCAACGAAGCTAGAGGGCGCGGGCTAAACTTTTTGATGCGGGGGATCGGATAATGGCAACCCTTTACTTATCCATAGGCACCCCAGGAATAACCGGGCTCACGGTCCGCACCTTCGCTGGCGACGACTTCAGTAGTCCGTCGCCCTTAATCGAGGTGTCGGGAAGTGATGGGCTTTACCGGGGGACAGTTGCTGATGAGTTTGACGTGGCCCAGGTTTACGACACGGTGGGGTCGCTAATTGCTGACGCTCACTTCAGCTTTGGCCCCAGCTCGATCGCAGACCTTGCCGCTGCAAAACTCGCTGCCGAAACTGCCCAGAAATTGCTCCAAGCCGACGAGCGTATCAGGCCCAATCGCTACCAAAAACTTGAGGCGGGCACCACTAACGTTATCCTCGACAAAGACGTCACCCAAACCGGCGACGAAAATATCGACCTTGTGGAGCACGTCTAGTCATGGCCTGGAATTTCCTTTGGTATAAGCAGGGGCAAGGGCCAGGGCCAGGTCAAACCGTCGTGGTCGCACCACCTGTCAAAGCGGTAAGGGTCGATCGCATTCTCAAAGCCAAAAAGGTGTGCTCATGATCCCTGAAGTTCGATTAGTACTCTATCAGTACAGCCCTGAAATAAAGCAGATTGCGCTGTTCTCTGAGTTCGGCGGCGATGATATTGCCGTGGCGGTGCCGATTACGCTCTACGCCAGGGTGCCGGGGGCGGACGTGCCATCGTTCAGTGTCTTCTGCACCGCCGTCGGTAACCTGTTGTCGATTCCGTTCACTGCGATCGAGCTGGCCGAGGCAGGGAACTTTGATTATTCGGTCTATGTAGAGCCTGTGGACGCTGCGCCCGCATTGAAATTGCGCGGCGTGGTGGGGCATGGGACGGGGTTGGAGATTGTGGCGGTGCCGGGGGCGGCATAGGGAAAGCCTCGACCTATGCGATCGAGGCTTCTTGCTGGTCAAAGTTGGGAGGTCAGAGGTCTAGCGCTAGGTGGCCCAGGTCATTAATCAGCGCCCCCACACACCACGCCACAGCCAGCGCTGGCAACAGATTCCACAGCAACCAGAGCATGGGCCACCAACCATAGGCTAAGCGCACCACCGTGCCAATCACTAGGCCATGGCTGAGCAAGCCTCTGTGCTTCACTATGTGGCCATAGGGTAGCCAGTAGAGGCATGGCGGCTTGCGGCTAGGCTCAACGTCACGGTCTGCCGTAGCCCAAGCTTCTTGCCCGTAACAGGCTGCTGCGGTGGTCAACCACAAAGGCCATAGGTCGTAGGCGTAGTAATAGCCCGTGGCTGCGATCGCGCTGGTCAGGGTCATGGACATCCGCAGGTGGTGTTGGCGATTGCTGCCGCCGAAGATGAGGCGTAGGGGTGTGGTCATGAGTTAGTTCTCCTGGCCTGGTTGCCATTGGTGATTGCAGGTGCGGCATTGCCAAATTTCTGTGCTGCCTTTTATCGTTCCGCGAAGATGGCGAGAATTGCAGACAGGGCAGTTCTGAGGCATCGGCGGGTGTTGGTAGCTCATCGTGTCTCTCCAAAGAAGTTAGCAATGCTCTGATTTGCCCGTCGCCCCCAGTGCAGTGGGCTGAAGTATTGGTCAGGGGTTCTGGGGTCATCAAATCCAAGGGCACCCCACCCAAAAGTGATGATGCAGACGTAGCCGAGTATCCGGGCGATCGCGCCGAGGTTGTCTTTGTCGCGCTTGGGCGGGGGTGCGTCGGGCATGGGTTAGCTCAGTGTGATAGTCCATGTCTTCTCATCAACCGGGGCCAGCAACCCCATGCCCTGAAGCGTTGCCATAATGGGGCGCAGCGTCTCGTTTTTGGCGTTGGGTAGTTTGCCCTGCCTGCGGGCTTTTGCCGCCCATGCAGAGGTAGCAGCCTTTGACGTGGTCACCTCGCCACCGTCGCCCAACTCCTTCAACCACAACAGCACAGCAGCATTTAGCTCGTCGCTGGATGCGATCAGGCTGTCAATGCGGGGGTATGAGGTAGGGGCAGAGAACAGCGACAGGGGGGCAACCTCCACCGCCACAATGGGCTCAGCCACGGCGACCGCACCTTGGGCCATTTCAGGCATGGCGAGCTGCCGGGGTTGGGCTAGGGGCTCGGCCAACATGTCGGGGGTGGTGCCTAGGGGTAGCCAGCGATCGCCAACAAAGGCAATGCGGTCGTGGCCAATCTCGGCAATCCCAGGGCGAGTGATGGTGTAGTTGTAGCCGACCTGCTCAAACAGCTGTTCGTCAAACCCCACCCCCTGCCCCTGCCATTCAACATTCTTGCCGGGGGGCACTGACACATAGACAACCTCCATTGACTTGATGGCCTTACCGCTAGGGGTCAGGTTGTCGGCCACCATTTTAGGGGCCACTGCCCAGACAGCCAGGGTGCGCTTCATGCCGCTGCTGGTGAGGGCCGACATCTTGCCAGCGATGAGCCCGATTAAGGCTTGCAGCAAGTTGGCATACTGGCAATCTTTGGCGGCAAGGTAAGCCCATTCATCCACAATCAGAATGGCGTCTTCCTGCTCCCACCATTCGTTGACCAGCGCGATCGCATCGCCGACCAGTACCCGCACCTCGGGCTCTGCCATTTTCGAGATGTCACCGCGCACCGACTTGACGCAGTGCTGGGTGTATTTGGCATCCTCGTCTAGCCCTTGTTTGGCATAGCTCAGTAGGTTGAGATGGTAGGCTTTGGTGCCGCGATCGGTCATCTGCTTTGAAGCGATGGCGACGAGCATAGACTTGCCCGAACGTTGTGCCCCAAAGAAAATGCGGGAGCGGTAGGGCGATTGTAGGATTTGAGCAAGTGCTGTCTTGGGCACCACCGAGAGGGTGGCGGCTAAAGGTTGCTCAACCACAGGCACCTGCGCGGCATACTGGGCTGCGGGCATTGCCTGGCTAGGCAGGCTCACCGCAGGCTCAACCCAAGGATCTTGCACCGTCACAGCGGGAACATCCACCGCTGTGAGTTGGGTGGTAGGGCCGACGGTGGAGGGTAGTTCCTGGGGGACAGGGGGTGCGGTGAGTGCAATCCGCCGCAGTTCGTCGGCATCGGCCAAGATAAACCGCACCAAGTCCTCTCGGGGTGCTCCTTCGGCGATTGCGTCGGGGTTGTCCTTTAGCTCTCGCGAGTAAGTTTGGTGGAATCGCCGCGACATCCTAGACCAGGCCGCACGGCGTACCGCATCGCTAGGCATCGACTCAAGAGCGGCGGCAATCTCAGGGAGAATCATCGACAGCAAAGCATAGTCGCTCTTTTGGTGCGAGTCGAGATAGTGGTAGGGGATAACCCCATCGCTATCATCGCCGCCGCCGACCTTGGCCACACTTCGAGCTACTGCATCCAGCCCCACGGGCAAGAATGGCAGCGGCATCACCCGTCCAGTTTTGCGGCCTTCAGCAATCAAAGCGCCTAGGTAACCCAGCCCTGAACCGGCCAGGACCAGCGCCCCCCAACCAGTAAGGGAGAACATAGTCAGAGTGCCAAGGCCAAGGCCACTTAGCCCAGTAAGTTTGAATAGACCGCTAAACGCCTTCGACTGCTGAGCCTCACTATCGAGGTGGTTTAAGTAGTCGATCAGAGTGTTATAGGCTTTGCTGTCGATGATGCTTTCCATGATGTGCCTCTACTCTTTTTCGTCGGCTTGCTGAGCGATCGACCATGCCAGCTCGAACCCGAACACATTAATCAAGGCATAGACTGCCATTGTGAAAAACGGAAGCTGAAGCCCTGAGATGCTGCGGAAGAAAGCGTAGAACTCAACCCCGTAGACCATGATGATCAGCAGGAATACTCCAACGTATCCGTCAGTGCCTTCTAGCTGTAGCTCAGCGCGGGCAGCACGGGCGGCAATCACTGCCGACGGGCTTAGGTCAGGCACCTTGCGGCTGTTGAGCTTTTGGAATTTGGCATAACGCTTTTCCCACGTTCCTTGCATCCGGCGAATTGCCATGGCTTCAACGCCTCCAATAGCCAGCGCGATCGCAAGGGCCGCATACCAGTTTGGGTCGCCCCAAACTGTCCACTGCTTGTTTGGCTTGAAGTTGGTTCCAAAGGGTAGCCACCCGGTTGCAAAGTTGGCTGTCGCCCCCATCGTGGTGAGCGCCATGGGGATAGGGTTGAGCTGGGCAATGTCGGCCCCGTCGGGGATGCCTGGCTTGGGCAGCGCCCTAGGGTTCTCAATGCCGTGGGTCTGCGCTGACTGGCTTAGCGGCAGCGCGGTGTAGACCGTTTCGGTTGAGAGAATCATGCAGCCGACCGACATGGTGTAGGCCACAAACTTAAGCCCGCCCCGTGCTGTGGGGTTGGTTAACCATGCGATCGACTTTGCCGCCCATTCGGCAGGGGCGAAGAGGTTAGCTCCAAACGGTCTTGGTGATGCTGATTTCATTGGCTGCTTACCCTGAGTTTGCTTTTGCTTGCCCTGCCCCTGCTGTTGGGCTTGGGGTTTTTGTTGTTGCTGTTGCCCTTGGGGAGGCATTACTTGTGCTTGTGGGATTTGGCCCATCACGTAGCCTTGGGCTTGCATCTGCGCCAGTATGTGGTCTGCAAATTGATCTGCCTGCGATTTCTGCGTCATGGTTGAGTCTCCGATAATTGATTAAGGTTGCAGATGCTTGCGTGATGCAGTGCCTGTTGGTCGGCTTGGGCTAAGACTTGCTGACCTGTGCCAGGGTCAACCCGGATAGCGGCAAACAGTAGACCCGAGCTATCAAACAGCGGATACCAACGATCGCTGTTGTATCGAGGCGCGCCCCAGTCAAAGCCGAATAGGTTGAGTTGATCCGCTACTGGCATCCCCGCCGCAAAGCTGAACCCCTGGAGGGTGTCGCCCTGACAGTTGGGTTGCCGCAGTCCCAACTCTGAATACTTCTCGGCTACCTTCACCTCGCCCTCGATCTCTGCTGTCTTCGCCTCAATCGCTTGGATAGCAGCCCGGTGTTCCGCCTCAATGCGATCCTCGTGGTCGAGCTTTGCAGTGCTGTCCTCGTTCCACACTGCGATGGTATTGGCGGCCCCAGCAAAGCCCACCACGGCGAGAAGACCGAGGGTAGATAGGACAGCAACACGGGGCCAGAATCGAGAGTGAGTGGTGATAAAAGTCATGTTTTTTGACGATGAAAAGGGAGGGGCTAAGTGCTTTGCGGGGGTGTCAATGCCGTCAATGAGGTCGGTCGTCAATGCACCATTAAAGTTTTGACGGCTTGCTGCGCTTAGCTTTGGCGCTTTATGACTGGGGTGGAGGTCGTCAAAACTTTTTCCCCACCCCAGCGCTCGTGTCAAAGGATTCTGAGTAGCGTCAAAAAGCTGCTTAAGAACCCCTAGGACTAGCGCTCCGTCGCGTCTGCGGCACCGCTCAAGTAGCTGGGTTGAGTCGCCGGTTGTAAGGGCTTCAACGATAAGCGCTTCAACATCGGCTCCCCCAGGCTGGCCTTCTCCCCCATAGGGTGCTGAGACATCAAAGCCCCAACGTTCTGCCCAATCTGGGTGAAGGCGGTGCGGCCAGAAAGCATGTCGTAGATAAGCTGGGAAGCCTCATCTACCAGGGGCTGGATGGATTGCTCATACTCGGTGGCGATCGCGTTGATACCCGCTGTCTGCCCCTGAACAGCTTGATTTACTTGGCTTCGTAGCTGGGCAATTTCAGCTGCTACCTGAGCCCGGTAGGCCCGGTCATCCCCCGAACCAGCCTGTGTAGGGGTTGTTGCCTTGGGGCTGTTGCCAAAACCCTTGCTGTTGCTGGGGTTGCTGCGGTCGGTTGCTTGTGTCATTGGTCTGCACTCCTAGAAATAGTTCGATTTCGTTGACTGAGTAGCCCTGCCGCATCCATTGAGCGACCTGCGCAAGGCGAAAACATTGATGCTCCGTGAACTCTTTCAGCCCCGATTCGATGCCCGCGAGTTTGCACCAGCGCCACATCGTAGGAATCGAGATTGTTTTCATGGCCCCTGGGTAACGAAGTGCCGAAAGCTGCCTAATGGCAGTGCTTCTGGCGATTGTTGCGGGGGTATCAAATGTTTTCATGACCTTTCACGAGTTTTCACGAGGCTTTCATGAGACTAGTTATAGCCCATAAAGTATTCCATTTGCAACCCAAGTGGAATCTACTCCGGGTGGTTAGGATAGAATTACGGTCGTACCGTATGATTTTGGAGTCCCTGAATGGCCGAACTTATGCCTCCTGCTAGCAACGCCGACAACCTAGAGAAGCGTTCCGTAGCATTGCCGCCCGCGCTGTGGCAAGCCTGCGAAGAATTTGCCGCAGCCAATGGGGAGAAATTATCGGAGGTCTATCGGCGAGTCGTAACGCTGGGGGTATCGGCTGAACGAGAGCGGCGCACGGCTGACCTGAGCTATGAGAATAAATATCTGGTCAATGAACGACTCAAGGCAAAGCGAGGCGGGGCAGTTGAGGCAATACGAAAGCTTGAGGTGTCCCTCAATGAAGCAACCTCGATCGGAGAGCTGCAAGCTGCGATCGCAGCGCTCAGGCTTTGGCTGAGCGAATAACGCCACCCCATACCGCGATCGATACAATAGGAACATCGCCTAGGTGTTCCGCTCATGACCTCGATCGCTGGCATCATTCGCACACGGCAGCAGACCTACCTTAAGAAATCGACGGCTAACTCTAGCGACCTCGGCGACAATGCAAAGGTGCTGCTGCCCGCCAATACGGAGCTACGGATCAAAGCCGTGAGCGACACCCTACAGCAGGGCCATTTCCTGGTCACGCTCGATCGCAACATCGAGGTCGAGGACGGCAGCGCCAGCTACAACACCTTTTATGTCTACGCTCACCCCAGCCAGTGGGAAGTGTTGGAGGATAACAGGCCCGCGCCGACCGATACGCCTGTGGTGCCGCTGCGGGGGCCAGTGATCAAAGTGCCGGGTCGTGGCATTATCGCCCTCAGCGCGCCGATACAGTCGCAGTCGCCATTTCTGACATGGGCTGAGGCCACAGCCAATGGCAGCCGCATTCCTGAGTCGATCGCAGTGGTGAATGGCATTGAGGCGATCGCGCTGAAGTTGAAGCCGGTGCGCGAGAAGTTTGGGCCGATGCGCTTGACCTCCTGGTATCGACCTCCGCAGGTGAACAGGGCCGTGGGTGGGGCGTCGCAGTCGATGCACCTGCGGGGGCATGCCGTAGACATTGCGCCGGTCAATGGCAACGTTCACGATTTTCAGGAATGGTGCGTGGCCAATTGGCACGGAGGCATCGGCACTGGGGCGCATAAGGGTTTCGTGCACCTAGACGCGAGAAATTTTCGCTCGGTATGGTCGTACTAGGCTGAGCCAAGCTGCGATCGAGATGGTAGAATCATTACGAGGCTAAGCACGAGCCTCTCCTTGTTTGGCTATCCCGCGTTACCTCTTCCTGGCCCTAGGAAAGTTTGGAGAGAGGAAACCGGGCGGTTCAACTAAAAAAACTGACAGGCCCTGGGTGTTAGCGCACCTGGGGCTTTGTTTTATCTACCCATCCAGATTAATCCTCACACCTGGGCCACCATCCAACGATCGCGCCACCACCGTCCCATGCACCTTAGGCGCAGACAGCCCGGCAGATTTCATCGCGATCCCAAGTTGCAGTTCCCAATTCACATCGATCGCGCTTTGATAGGCGAGCGGTTGAGCCAGCACTGTCAGCACCTTGCGCACGTTCAGATCGCGGCGGGATTGTTGCCCTTGTAGGTCGGCGGTCGCGGCATAGAGTGTGTCGTAGTCGAATAGGCCATTGCGATCGGGCCAATGGCTGGCAGCGGCAATGGTCACCTGGTGAGTATGCCGTTCTTTGGTGCGGGCCATCCCCTCCAAGTGATCGACACAAATGTGACAGTCCTGGGTGTCTGTCCCAACGCCACGCACCGGCAGCCAGATGATCGTGCCTACATCCCTGGGGCATTGATCAGGGTTGCGCTTCACTAGCAGAATGATGCCCTTACCCTCGACCCGGTGAGTGTGGATCGTTTCGTAGGGCTTCTGCTTAACCTCGCCTTCGTGATACCAGCCTACAGACACGATCCACTGCTGGATCGCTGTGAGGATTCTATTCAAGAGCACGGGCGGTGCCTCACTGGGCGTCAGGGTAGTGAGATAAAAAATGCTCGACTAATGCCGGTTCAGACCAGCACATATTGGCCCGCTGCTCCAAGGTCATCCTGGCGTCAACGAGGCTCATAGGCAGGCGATACCCCTTTTGAGTTCTGCAACTCACCCAACAATTCACCACCTGGAATAGGGAAGTGAGTTGGTCTTCAGGGATCGATCGCTGGTAGTAGCCGTCGAGAATTAATGCAACCTGATCCATGCCGCTGTGGCGAGCAATGCGGGCGCTGAGTAGCTGCCACACTTTGATCGCACCCAATTCGGTAGGCCTGTCTGTACGCTGAGCCAGCACGTCACCTGACAGGTACAGTGCCCCCATGTTCTTGAGGTACGCCGCCACCTCCAAATCGCGCAGGCTGTGGTCTTCGACGTGAATGATCGCGCCATAGTCCCGCAACGCCGCGCTGAGCTGCTGCGACTCATCGGCCAGCCACGCCGCCTTAGCCGAGAGCATCCCGTGCAGAACCCCGATGAAGTGCCTATAACTGGGATGACTCATTGGGGCTGTGCCGTGCGTGGAATGATTCTTAGATTCTAGTCGCTGCCCACCGCATGAACACGGGCGCTGTGCCAGGTAGCGGTGCGATCGCGCTGTCTTGGTGGAGGGTGCAGGGGGTGCGAGGGGTGCAGGCCAAAAAAACTCAAAAAAAGTGGGTGATCGCACTCCAAAAAAATGGAATGCGATCACACGAAAAAAATCGCATTTCGACCCCTGCACTCCCCGCACCCCCTGCACCCATGCTGAATACTGAGTGCAATTATTCCAAGACCGATACACTTAAGGGGTGTCACCCCTGATCGCAATGCCCGACGAACTGCGCCAGATGATCGAGCGACTTGAACAAGATTTCAGGGCCATGGCCGATCGCGTCAACGACCTGGAGCACAGCTATCTGGCGATGAGAAAGCGGGTGCCGGTGCCGCTGATTATCCCGGTGCGGTCTGCCACTAAGATCGCCCTGGTGGTCACCTCAGCCTTGACTGTGATCGCGCTGGCACTAGTTATTTCGCCGCAGAGCATCACGGTGGGTGGGGTGCTGTATAACTGGCCTGGAATTTCGGCTGAGGCGATCGCGACCTTGGGGGCAGGCGTAGGTTTGTGGATCACGGTGAGGGAGCATCTGAAGGATAAAAGTGACTATAAGGACAAAGGCGATTGATCCCTCTACATTTCGTCAGCAACGGCGCGATCGCACTGTCCTACCTATGGATCGGCGGCGTGCTGCTCCTGCTATCGTCGCAGCTGTACCGTCCTGGCTTTAGGCTGATTTATTGGGTGATGGCGGCATTCATCCTTAGCTGCGGCTTTGGACACTTCCTTGAGGCGACAAATAACCCTTGGGCAATGGCATGGCACCCTGTCACAGCCGTGGTGAGTCTGAGCAGTGCCGCCATAATCAGCCGCTATCGCCCCTACCTGGCCAAGGTGGCGGCGGCTGACAACCTCAATGAAACCATCCTCGATTCCATGGCTCAGCCCCTGGTTTTGGTGCAGGTGGAGGCTGATGATTTACGGGTGGCCTACCAGAACCCCGCCGCAGTTGCAGGCCTTGGGCGCGACATGACGGGGCAGCTATTGGGCGAGGCGCTACCCAGCCACAAGACGTCGCAGGGTGAAGGGCGATCGCTGCTCGACACCTACATCGACGTGGCCCAGCGAGGCGCGGTAGAGGAATTCGACGCCTATTACCCTGGTGATGGCATCGAAGGCTGGTACAGGGTCAAGGCACTGCCCGCTGGCCCAGGGCAGGCGCTGATCGCATGGGCCGATATCAGCGACGAGCGGGTGAGCCTTGAGGCGCAGCTGTTCCTCAACGAGATCCAGCGGGCGATTCTGGAGCGAGAGTTCGTGCTGCACTATCAACCCATCATCGATCTGAGTACGGGCGCGATCGCGGGGTACGAAGCTTTGGTTCGCTGGCTTGGTCAAGACGGCACCATACGCTATCCTGACGAGTTCCTAGGGGCGATCGAGCGGACTGCCTTGATGCCAGCGCTGTGTTACCTGGTGGCCGAGCTGGCCTGCGAAGAATTGCAGTCGTGGGCAGGGACCGATCGCGAGGGCCTGCACATGGCGATCAACCTATCGCCCTTGACGGTGGGAGAGGTGGACTTCGAGAGTAGGTTTAACTCGGTGCTCGATCGCTTTGTGATTAGACGGCAGCAGCTGCGGTTAGAGATTACCGAACGGGACGCGCTTGAAGAGCCGGTTATTTTCAAGGTGCAGCGGCTGCGGCAAATTGGCCACGGCATCTCGATTGATGACTTCGGCACTGGGGTCAGCAACATTATGACCCTGAGAGATTACCCGGCAGACCAGCTCAAGATCGATCGCAGTTTTATAACTAACTTGCTGACCAATTCTCAAGATCAGGATATTGTAAAAACGATTGTGGTCCTGGCTGGATCGTTCGGCCTTGAGATTGTGGCCGAGGGCGTGGAGGATGCTGCGACGGCGCAATGGCTGGGCAGCGCAGGCGTGCAGTATGGGCAGGGGTTTTACTGGTCTAAGGCTGTGCCGCTGAAATAA